GCCAGTAGCGTCAGTGCTGGGTCCGTTTGAGCCTGCTGAAGGCCCACCCGAGGTATTGTTGGAAGGCCCACCAGAACCAGCAGTGTGCCCGTGATTTGCGTTATGTGAGTGGTTTGCCGAAATGCCACCAGTACTAAATCCGTGGGTGTGGTTTGCGTTTTGGCCGTCAACAAAAAGTGTTGCCTGGTTTGAAGTAGATGAAACAACCGCTCTGTTTGTTCCAGCAGTCGCAATCAACGAACGAGGAAGGTTATGCGCGTGGTCCCCGCTTGTGAATCCCGTTGTACCAGAGTGGCTATGGTCTGCTGACACCGTCCCAGTATCAAAGTTGTTTCCATTAACTGTTATGGCATGCGTGTGGTCGCTAAGAGTATGAGTATGGCTACCAAGAGCATGTGTATGTGCGCTAAGGGTGTGTTGATGTGTTGGAAGATTCCCAGAAGCAATAACTACCGTTTCAGCACCACTTTTAGCAGCGAGTGCTCGTGCAGTTAACCCCGAGCCACTACCCACTCCAATAATTGCTCTACCCATCGGGTCAGGAAGACCAAAAGTAGAACCGTCTCCAGCACCGTATGTAGTTCCTATTACTGCAAAAAGATTTGCATATGTTGTCCTGCTCGGTGTTTGACCATTACACAGCAACCAGCCGTCTGGGGCAGTAGAACCAGCGTATGGCATCAATGCACCAACAGGAATTAATGGGTAGCCGCCAACAGCGTTGTCGTCAGCAACAGAAATTCCTTCTTTGACTGTAAATCTTGTTCTTGCCATTTTTATTCTCCATCCTCTTCTTCATGATGGTGAGGCGCTTCCCAAGGAGTTGCTCCAGCATTTAAATCCCAGTTGTCCCACGAGGAAGGGCGACCTGCCACTGGCGGAATCGGCAATTGAATCGTATTCTGCAGAGGTAAAGACACAAGAGAAGTAATATCTCTCATTTCTTGTCTCCAAATGCGCCAGTCATTCTTAATTTCTTCAGATAATGGACAATCTGACATTTGAGTCCAGTCTGACTCTTTCAAAAGAACATCACGCATCTCACGCAATGCCATTAGAAGTTCTTCTTGTGTTGTTGCTGCTTTTTGAATTGTGTCAAGAGGCCAGTAATAAAGTTGAATCAACATGCTTATAAACCTATCAAAGTAGAGATGACATCAACTGTTGCATTGGTTGATGCAGCATCTGTAATCGTTGCCTGCAAGAGAACATTATCACCACTGATTGACGAGGAAATTGCAAGAGGGATTCGGCTTGCACCAATTTCAATAACGCTGTATTCAGAATGAGTCGGTGTAGTTCCGTTGTGAATCAAAAGAACTTTTGACACCGTATATTTTGAACCCTGAGTTACTTGGATTAAGAATTCGCCACTTCTCATTGCTGACTTACTGAAACTCGTAATAGTCGTAGCGCTGTTAGTTGTAATCGTGGTTTCTTGAACAGAGCCAGAACCACCACCATTTGTTTCAACCCAGAAAGAGTCATAATAAACAAAAGTTTTGCCTGTATCTGATTCAAACCAAACATCACCTACAGAAGGGGATACTGGAGCAGTATCGGAAACAATGATTGTTCCAGCAGCGCCTGTGGCTCCCGTGGCTCCCGTTGCTCCAGTAACACCAGTTGGACCAGTTGGACCAGTCGCACCTATGCCCGTTGCTCCAACAGGACCCGTAGGACCCGTCGCACCTACAGCACCTTGAGGTCCAGTTGCTCCAGTGTCACCGACAGTTCCCTGAACGCCAGTAGGACCCGTAGCGCCGACTGGGCCAGTCGCACCCGTAACTCCTGTAGCACCAGTCAATCCAGACGGTCCAGTAGCACCAGTTAGACCTGTCGGCCCTGTCGGCCCTGTCGCGCCAAGAAAACCTTGAGTGATGCTTGTAATTACACTTGACTGTCTAGAAACACCATCATGCGTAACTGTTCCATAAATGTTATTTGATGAAGTTGTCTGAACAAACAACTTCATCAAAAGCCTGTCAGTTTCTAAAAGCGTATAGCCACCCTGAATGTACTGCGCAATCTGGAACAATGTTGGTGTTGTTGCGTTTACTTCAGGAGTTGTGTAGTTAAAAAGTTCTGTTTCTGCGTTTGAGTTTGTCGGGTCAACCTTGTAAACCCTGGCAACGAATGTAGTTGCACCGTCAGTATCGTTGATGTTTAGCCACAGTCTCCAAGTAAATTCTCCAGCAGGAAGAAGAATTACATTAGGGTCGCCAGGAGCAGTAACCCAACCATGAACAAACCTTTCACCGCTAGTACTTGTTGCTGGACTCACATTAGTCATCTGGTCTTCAGCAAGACTAGAAACCTCAGGGGTTAGTTCTTCATACGGAGAAATATCGCTTGCTGAACTCTGGAAATAATAAACTCGCCCAGCAGCAGAAAGACCTTGAAGGCCAGTTGGTCCAGTTGGTCCAGTGGCTCCTGTTGCGCCAGTAGTTCCTGTAGCGCCAGTGAGCCCAGTTGCGCCTGTAGGCCCTACATCGCCTGTAGCGCCGACGGGACCAGTAGCACCTGTTGCGCCTACTGCGCCTTGAATTCCTGTGGCTCCAGTATCCCCTTGAATACCTTGAGAGCCTGTGGGGCCTGTTGCACCTGTTAAACCAGTTGGACCCGTAGGTCCTGCAACTGTTGAATCCGCACCTGTAGGACCTGTAGCGCCTGTTGCACCGATGGGACCTGTGGCTCCTGTAAGACCTGTAGGACCCGCAACAGTAGAGTCTGCACCGCTTGCTCCTGTTGCTCCAGTTAAGCCAGTTGCTCCCGTAGGTCCTGTTGCTCCAGTTAGTCCTGTGGCACCAGTGGCTCCTGTGGCACCAACACCAGTTGTCATTAAAGCAGCAGAGAACCATGTTCCTTGACCTGCGCCTCCCCATTGAAGGCTTCTTGATACAGAGTCACCGTTGTATGCAGTGAAATCTACATAGTCCGTAGTTCCATTTAGGTAGATAATTCTGCTTCCGCCCTGGGAAGAACCTGAACCTGTTACTGTTTGATTTTGGAAGATAGCAGATGTGTTGCTGTTCTTACGAATCTGAACATTGTATTGATTTGTTGTACCACCAGCAGCAGTCCACCATACTTGCAAGGCGATGTTGTAGTAGCCAGCAATTGTTGGCGTGAACTGTTTAGATGTTGCATTCCACCAGTTGTTGGGGTCAATGTCATCTACAAAAGAAATAAGAACATCATTGGTATCGCTTGCAATTGACTGGTCACCAGACAACTTTCCAGTAACGACAGTATCTGTTGCAGAAATATTTGCACTTGGACCAGTAGCACCTGTTAGCCCAGTTGCGCCTTCTGGTCCTACTGGACCTGTTGCACCTATCGGTCCTGTAGCGCCAGTTAAACCTGTAGCCCCTGTTGCACCTGTATCGCCAGTTACTCCAGTGGGTCCAGTATCTCCAGTCGCACCGACAGCACCAGTTTCACCTGTTGCCCCTTGAGGTCCAGTAACACCTATTACACCAGTAGGACCAGTTGCGCCCGTAACACCTGTTAAACCTGTTGGACCAGTTGCTCCTGTAGCGCCAGTGAGTCCAGTCGGTCCTGTGTCGCCCGTAGCGCCCTGTGGTCCAGTTGCGCCAGTGGCTCCTGTAAGACCTGTCGGACCTGTTGCACCTGTGAGACCAGTCGGTCCAGTCGCGCCAGTAAGACCAGTCGCACCAGTAGGTCCAACCTGTGTGTAAGTGACCTGAGTGATTGTTGCAATAACAGAAGGGGTACCAGGAGCCACAGGAGTAGTGGTCGCAGGAGTGTAAAGAAGACTCACATCAGTAGAAGTTGCATACCACCACAACTCAATGTAATCACCATCGTTGGCTGCAGTGCCAACAAGAGAAATGGTCGCCAACTGTTCAGAAGGAATTCCAGCAGACTTTCTTGGTTTCAACTGACACTGGGTATTTGAATCAGGCCAATCAGTGCCGTTGTACCGAATCCAAAATTGTGACCCTTGGATATCATTAGAAAGGTTTGCTACCTGAGCAATAAAGTTAAACTGGTAAGTTCCTGCGTGAGCAAAAGTTATTTTGCTTCCATCAACAACGCTGACACCAAACGGGGTTGGGTATTCAGTTGTGAAAGTAACTTTTTGTGCTGTTAAAGCAGTGACAATCGGCTGGCTAATATTGCTATGGAACCCACCAAAATAAGCAATCGTTCCACCAGCACCTGTTGCGCCTGTTGGTCCAATAGGGCCTGCACCACCAACATTGACAAAGTTCATTCCGTCTGTGCCGATGATTACTGTCTCGTCTAGATTGGTTCCATACGAGTTCATCATCCACGATGTACCACCATTTACGGTTCCTTGAGAAACAAATGCGTAGTCACCGTTATGAACTTCAATAGAGCCAGAGTTATTAAAGTCTGTTGCACGAGTTAAGCGCCAATATGTAGAACCATTGCCAAGTGTCGTAACAGTGTAAATACCATTATGAATTTGATTCAATTGATTTTTTACAAGTACTCTGTCTCCAGCATCCAAGGTATGCGAATCAATAGTTAAAGTACCAAAAGTTGTTGCTTGAAGATACGCACCAATGCCAAGACCATTGTTAAAGTCTGCCGTGCCGTTTGTGTACGCAGGGTTGTTAGGAAGAACAACGGCTGTCGCGACATGTACAGATTCATGAGAGTTAAGGTTTCCAACTGGACCAGTTGCGCCTGTTGCGCCAGTCGGGCCAGTCGGGCCTGTTAAACCAGTAGGACCAGTAGGACCAATATCCCCAGTCGGTCCAGCAGGACCCGTAGCGCCAGTTAACCCTTGTGAAACAGTAAGCGCCCAATAGTCAGTATCCGTCGGAAGAGTGTCAGTATTGGATGCGATTGCTACATAAGCAGAACCAAGATAACCAACAACATCATTTACTGCATAGGTGTCTGTGTCGTTCCATACTCCACGGAATGTAAAAGTTGTAGGTCCTGTAGCGCCAACTGGTCCAGTTGCTCCTGTTGGTCCTGCAGGACCCGAAGAGTTAATCCAGTTTGTTCCGTTGTATTGAAGAACTTGACCAGCGCTAGGTCCTGGAGGTGTAAATGAGCGAACAGGGCGAACTGCAAATGAAGCAACAAACTTTGGATTACTTCCAGAACCGTATTCTAGAGTTTCAGAATATGCTAAATCTCCAACCTGATATGGGCCACCAGATTCAGGAGATTCAGTAGACGACCAGTAGTTAATGCTTTCTAAGTCGCCAATGCTTACGGAGTTGAGAAAGATTTGATGGAGTTCATCTTTTGAAGGCAAAAACCAATCAGAAAAACCGCCATATGTATATGCCGCGGAATATGCTGCTGCTGAAACTGATGCATTAGTAAAACCAGCAGCAAGAATATCAAGGGTGTTTTGTTGTCCTGTTCCTATTGCCGTTCCATCTGCTCCAGCAATTGGCTCTCTTGTTGTTCCTTCTAGAAAATCCCATGCTCTTTGCACATCTGGGTCTTCAGATAGAGCAACTTCAAAATATTTACCAGTAGCATTCCCAGCCGTTGATGGGGTGATGAAAATTTTTCCGCCAGCAGGACCAGTGTCCCCAATTTGATAAGACGAGACAGTGACTACATCTGTTAAATCGTTTAGAGATGCGACTGTGGAGGCAACGCCAGGAACAAACTTTGCTCCGTCAAACTTTAGTACTTGACCATTTGCAGCACCCGAAGTGTCTACTTCAATGCCATCAATAAAGATTGCAGGAACTTTTAGCGTGTCGTCAGTTCTGAGAACATTCGCTTCATCGCGGTAAAGATTAACATCCGCAATATTTGTTCCGTCGCCCCAAACAAGACGACCACCGCCCTGAATTTGAAGCCTTGCATAAGTATCGCCATCAACAAAAATCGTCAACCCATCAGAGCCAGCAGATGACAACTGCTTAATCGTAATCGGTGTTGTAAATTTGTGAGCCATGACCTCAGTCGCTTCTCTTATTAATGCCCCTCAGGGCAGATTATCAGCCTGTTACTACGATGTGGTAATCATCGGAGGCGATTGTTGAACCATTGATTGTCACTGTAAGCGAGTCAACTGTTCCGCGAACTACATCGGTTGTAACGGTTTCGCCAGTTGATACTTGATAAACCTGAACAATAACATTTTTTGTGTTGAAATTGTGCGTAACTGTTGTTACCGATGTAGGTCCACTAGAAGCGGCACATGCTTGATGGGCGGTACGAGCAAGAACAGAGGTACTAGTGGTTACTGCACCTGAAGTTGTTTTGATACCAAGGTTTGTACGAGCGTCTGCTGCCGTTGAAGCGCCAGTACCACCATCGGTAACGGCAATATCCGTGCCGTTCCATGTGCCAGCAGTGATTGTGCCCAGCGTTGTAATTGATGATTGACCAACATAGTTGGCTGAAATGTCAATAGCGTTAGCCGATACAGCGATTCTGTCAGTAGTACCAACTGCGTTGATTGTGGTTCCATCCTGAGTGAGACCATCCCCAGCAGTAAATGCTCCTGCACCAGAGAACTGAACCCAGTTCATTGGGTCGGTTCCAACGGCAATTGTTCCGTTGCTTGATACTACGAACCCAGAATCGGCGTTTAAAGTACCTTCTTCAACGAATACGAATGTTCCGCCCGATACTTCTCCAGTATCTGCTGTTCCGTTAGCATCGGCTGCACGGACTGGTGCGCCAGTAGCCTGAACAACATAAATACCATTTTGTGATGCTGTCGCTTGGTTTTTTACCAAGATTCGGTTGCCAGCAACAAGAGTTACTGTCGTATCAAGAGTGTCGCCAGCCTCAAGGTCAGTAGCAAGAGTGACTGGACCAGTAGTAGCGGCGCGAACTGATTGCTTGACATCAAGACCCTGACGGGCAGAATCTACATAGCCCTTAGTAGCAGCATGAGCGGCATCTGTTGGGGTAGCAACCTTGATATTTCCATTTGCGTCTCTTTTAGCCAACTTGGAAGCAGTTGCATCCGAAGTCGCAGTATTGAGGTCATCATAAAAAGTTGACGACAAAAGACCAGCGTTGCTTGAAGTTGCAAGACTTGGCGTAACAGTAATTTGACCGTTTGACTCTGTGATTGTCAGGGCAGCAGAATGCGTTCCGCCCGAGATGACACCAGCAGTTTCCTCGTAGCCAGCAACTACCTTTCTCCACGCAGAAGCAGTAGCGTCATAGATTCTGATAACACCACTGGCGCTATCAAAGTACATACGACCATCAAAGAGGTTTGTTGTTGGGGCTAAGCCGAGAACCTCAAAAGTGGCGTTGATAACCTGATTGCCATTAAGGTCAATATTTGTAAGAAACTTACTTGCCATCTTTTGTCTCTCCTAGGTGAGGTATGCCAGCCCTGAAAACGGAACAGTGAACGAAATTGTCACTTGAGTGGTACTGTCATATTTTACCTCACCAAACACTGATGTGCCTGCAGAATCAACAACAGTAACAGAAGGATGCCCGCCCAGAGGGTGTGTAATAACCCAGGTAGCAGAGGCAGTGGGCTGTGCGTGAATGTAACGCTCATTGTTTGTGAGCAAATCAACATTTAATTGCGTAAGGGCAGTAAAGAATGGTTCATCGGGCCAGCCATCGGTTGTTTTTGGACCATAGAAATCGCCAGTCGCAACATCAATATAGAAGTCACCGACATTTCCGTAATCACTTGGAATAAAGGCAGGCACGCTATTCTCCTACGATTATTTCAATTGTCCACGGAGCACCGCTGCCATAAGACCATCCAGCACCAGTTCCAGTTCCGCCACCCAAGGACACCGTTACATTATTCGGCGCTGTTTCGTCAACATATACAACATTTCTCAGTTCTTCTACAGTAACCTTTGGATAAAATCCGTTGAACTCTTCGCGAGGATTACTCATTTTGTTACTTCCTTGTCAAGCCTGAAAGCGCCTTTTACAACACGATAAACATTGCCAGATGATGTATGAATAAGTTCTAAGTCATATACTCCGCTGCGAGTTAAGGATGCTGTTTGCGTAGGGGTCAAATAAACATCGATTATTCCAAGAGAATTTGACAAAACAATGTTTGTTGTAGCGCTTGTAATAGATAATAGAACTGTTGACGAATCAATGTCTCTTCTTACCTGCATACGGGCAGAGTACCCATTCAAAAAAAATGGGGTACCGTCTGGTTGTGTGATAGTGAAACGACGATTAAAAGTTGCACCTTGCTCACATGTAATATTGTATATACCAGCAATCATGGCAATCCTCCGAGAACTATATTGATTTTAGACCACTAAGAGGGGTTTGATGGGCTACTGGTCATCATCACTTTCGTCTATAAACGAGTCAACACCAGAAATAACCATGTCTTCTGCTGCTTTCAACATTCCTTGAGCCAGCCACGGGGTCATTCCAGTGCTTGTAATGATGCTCAGTTCGTTGTCTTTGTTTCCGACAACTTCTGCAACAAAAACAAAGTTTGTAATGACTTTTTCGGGCATAGAATCCCGCATCATGTCAATAAATGTAGCGATAATTGAATCTTCGCTATTATGGTCATCCATCTTTAGACTCCAATTGGGACAGTCGGGCTTTCAGTTCTTCAACCTCATCAATCAGAGCATTATTACGCTCATCACACGCCGCCTGCTCCTCTTGGAGAATAGCAATAGTTGTCATCAATCTTTCAACTTCAATGCGAAGTTCCTCAACAATTTGGCCGTACCCATCAAAAATAGTTTGAACCTCCGCATTTGTGTGCCTACGCGCATCAACAGAAGCAGATGTCTTTTGTCCGCGCACAACAACAAAAGCAGAAATCAATGCTGCCAGCAGAGAGGAAATTGCAAGATAAATAGATGCATCAGTCATGTGAGGCACCTACAAGATGTAGTTCTTTACCAAGTTCAATAACTTTCCAATCATCCCCATCGTGGGCACGAATTGAATAAAGTTTTACAAAACCAATGCCTTCGTGGAAACAATGAGCAGACTTAATCGCCTTCCAGTCCCCATCAATAAAGGCAAAAGCGTTCATATCTGGAACCAAATGTCGCCAGTAACGCCAACATATCCCGTAGCGGCTGACGGGTCGTTTGACTGAACATAAATACGGGGTGTTGTTCTTGTTCCCGATGTTGGCAACTTTGCCCCCGAGGTGTCTGTTCCGCCAGCAGCGATGTTCCCATATTGGTATAGTTTTGCGCCGTGAATGTCTGTCTTTGAATAGACATCGGCAGCATTCGCTTTTAGGTTATCAGCGGTGTCAACATATGATTTAATTGCAACATCGGCAGAGTTTGAAGGAGATGCAGCCCTGAAATTTCCGCTCGCATCACGCGAAACAACCGTACTAACTGTTGCCTCATTGGTTGCATTGATAGAAATAGTCATATTCCCATCGACACCATTGCCGTGAGTGATTGCCAAACCAGTGCCAGAAACAACAATAGAGCGAGTTGTGAAGGTATTGCTTGCTGTACGGGTAATTAATCCGTTTGTAGAAATAGCAGCAAGAGCAGTCAGGTCGGCATCAAGTGGCTGAAGGTCTGTATGCACATGACCAGTAGGCAGAACTGGGTGAACCTGTGTCCATGCTGCAGGGTCCACCCCTGCGACATCTCCACGAAAGTAAAGTTTACTGTTTGTTTTATCCCAGTAAAAAGCGCGCGTATTTGCCGCTGCAGCCGTTGGCGGGGTTGCTGATGTTCCAGATAGGAAAATTGCTGCGTCAAGTCCTAGCGAGGCGTTGTCCAGCGTCAATTGTTCGCGAGAAAATTCATCTTCGCCTGAAGACCATTGGGTCAGTTCAAACCGTGTTGTGTTGGTAACAGTCATAATTAACCTCGCGACTAAGCAATTGTATCAAACAATTTCATGTTAGATAAGTTCATGGGTAATAACACACCCAAGTGGACGGGTATATTCCATCAATTCAAGAATTTCAAGAACTGGGTCTCCGAGGGAAAGCAATGAAGAATCTGGGGTTTCCGTCTTTTTGGTTTTAACCAAAATATTCCATGCGCTTGGAGTGGTGTATGTAACTTCTTTTGTTTCTGTTAAGACACGCTTTACTGACTGAATAATCGCTTCTTTTGAGCCAGCATTTATGCCGTAATAACCGTACTGGACTTGCCAGCGGAGAAACTCATCCAATCCAGCAGGTTCAGGGTCTGAGTCTTGAACGACATCCCAGGGAGCAATGTCGTCGTCAGGTACATCAATTCCATCGAGGTCGTCGATTCCTTGCCATGTCACTGGAAGGTTATTCCAAGGAGTCACCCCCGTAGTTGGGTTAACTATTTTTGTTCCAGAAAACTGAGCCAACCAAAATATGTTTTTTCGTGGAGCGACAATTGGGTCTACAAGGGTGCTTAATGTCGTTACATCTGCAGAGTTTTTACCCTCTGAGATGTCCGCATAAATTGTATCTTCAAGAACTTGCCTCATTTCCCCTTGGTGAATCATACACATCTCAAGAAAACGAGCGAGACTCCACGGGTATGGCGCTTCTGTGCCTAAAGAATCAAAATTTCGATAAAACTCAGGAATTTTTCGATAAGCATCTAAAAGCATTGGATTGTTAACAAAGTCAAGACTGGCAGTAATCAGCGGGTGAGAAATGTTTATGTTTGCCGTTGCCGAATCTATAACATCTGTAATTTTGATGTTAAAAGAAATCGGATATGCATACTCATCGTCGGGAACTACAACCCGTTCTTCAAGTTGAATGAACGACCATTCCCCAGAAGTAATACTTGTGTTTTCTGTTTTTTTCTGTTTTGGCAAAGTAATACCGTTTTGATTCGGCAGCAACAATTCAACAGTAAAATCAAAAGCCAATGCAGAGTCTGATTTAATCCAGAAGCCAACAGCAAAAGAGTCCCCCACTTCTGTTGCTGGGTTACTGCTTATCAAGTTACTTACAGCCAGGTTGGTTGAACTGTTTTTATTAAAGTAAATAACATCATTGTCTGATACTTGAGCAACAAGCGAACCTGCATTCTCAAAACGAGAAACAACAGCAGATTTTTCAAGCGTTGTCCCAGTCGAAGTCCACAACGAAGAAACTCCCTCGAAAAATGTCCTCCCAAGCAATGGGATTCTATTTAAAACATATCCTGCCATTTAAACTACCGTCACTGTTGTGTCAGCATTGGGAACATTCTTTTTAGACGCAAATGAAATAACACTTGTTACAGAGTTGTATGAGTAATCAGCATCAGAACAAGTAAAAGAGATGTCGCTTACATATTTAACACCAGAGATATTTGCAACCCCAGAAATGAGTTCGTTTTTAAGGATGGTCCCAGAAAAGTCGTATCCCGCATATGAAAGTTTTGTTGTTAAATATTCATCAACTGCAAGCCTTACTTCCAAGGATGTAAATCCAGTGAGAATTGCAATACTGCATGCAACGCTAATATTTACTGGGTCTACATCGGTGACGGCGACTGTTAATCCAGCAACACACTTTGACTGCAAATCTGCCAACAATGCATCAGAGTCCACCGTCGGGAGAGAAGCGCCAGTTGCTGTTGCTGCAACTACCGTGACATACCCAGGGGCGGCGCTGGCAGACCAAAGCACCCCTCCAGTGTTTTGCGTCAGGTCGAAGACTCCAAAATACGGAACATTAGGATATACCGATTTTATGTAGTTAGCCATTTGAGATTTAGTTGTCAAAACAGAAGACAGCGAAGCAAAATGCTGCGCTGCTCGGTCAAAATACTGAACATCTGTTTCTGGGTCTGTACCAACAGAAAGAACAGAGGTTAACTCAATTGAGATGACAGCAGGTGCTGGTGAAACAAGCGTTAATGATTGCCCACTCAGAAGTGCTGGATAAATTCCAGCGAACAAACCTTTGATTGCGACGGAACCTGTTGTTCCTCCCTCTGCAATAACAAGGTCTGTGACTGTTTCAAACGGGAAAGAAACAACAATATCGTCAGTGACTGTTTCGTACTGCACAACTGTGCCAGCAGGAATTGTTACGCCGTTGTTGTCAAAAACTTCAATTTCCACTGTTCCTGAAGAAAATGTCGCTTCTCTTCTAATTAACCCAGAAAGCCGAGCAATTCCTTCCATTAATCCATCTGGCAGGCGGTTTATTTGTGAAGATATCAATCCAGTGTTATATGCAATAGCCTGAATGATGGCGTCTTCTAGTGTTCCTGTTCGTGGAGAAAAGTCTGGAAGGGTCGTGCGAGCATAGGTAATAGCATCGTCGTATACCTGAAATGGGTCAAGGTCGTAGACCGTGAGGTCTACATAGTTGCTAAAATCTGGGGAAGCCATTTTGTCTCCTATAGTTGAAACGAAATGATAATTTGTTCATTGCCGTTATCGTTGATAAAAGTAGAAATGTTATCAATTCTAATTTCTTGAACATATTTTGCTGCCATCTCAACGAGCGTTGCACGGTTGATTGCTTCAAATGTTGGGTCTTCTGTACCGAAAGATGCGTCTAATGCTAATTCGCCAGGTTCTGTTTGAAGAACATTTGACAAAATATGAGTGTAATAGGAACTAGACCCTTCTGCGTGTTGCGCAACAGAGCCAGTATTCGTAAATCTAAAAGGGACAGAAAGGGTATTCACTGCTCTATTCTCCCATATAACTATGCAAGATAGCCCAAAATAATAGCATTGTTGAATTTTCCATCAAGAAAACCAACAACAACTTTTGAGTTGATGGCAGGAGCAGAGACTGTCCCCCCCTGCAACGGCTTCATAATTCTTACTGGGCCAATTGAGTCAGTATCGTTAACAGATGGGATAAGCACCATGCACGAATGAGTCGAACTAATGTATCTTTTTACAATCCCAACATGGACACCAGGGGAAACAACATCTTCAATATCTTCGCTTCCAGCAATATTGGAAAACGGGTCGTAAACTCCGCCAAGCATCATGATGTACCAGTCCCTGAAATAACCGTAACTTCGGCAATTTTTTTATCAACTCTTGCTTTATCTGCAGGCGCGAGGCTACTGATGTTGGCAAATGTAATCTGGGTGGGTTCATTGGAATCCACCTGATAGTCAACAGATGTAATAAGATAAGCATTATCAAATTGAAAGTTGACTCCGTACAACATCGCTGTCATTCCAGCGCGCAAATAGCGAGAAGAACCACCAAAAATAGTTGCGCTTCCTTCGGCAACCTTAGGCGAATCAAGAGACTTTCTTAACTGAGGCAATTCCGTCAAAAAATATCGTGTCTCATTATCGGGAGTAGGGTACTGTAAGGGAATATACCTAAAAGCGCGTTCTTTTTTCTCCCCATCAGGGGTAAAGTTCACCACATCAATTCCCCATCTACCAATCAAATACTTTGGAGATGCAAAATATAAAGTTCCGTTACTTATAAAACAAAGGAACTGATTATCCGATGCACTTTTTTGCAAAATGGACCATACCGACTCAGTGTTTCTTCTTACCTTTACCTTGATGGTTTCTTGTTTTCCTTTTAATTCTTCACCAATAAAATTCAACTTATATTTTTTTGCAACATTGCGCGCGTATGAAAATCCATTTGCAGCACGATACGCCTGCGGTTTAAAATCTCTTTTTAAATCACTAAAATTAGTGTCCTGAAAAGACAAAGCAATATTAGCCATCTCGCCATTTCCCTGTTTTACATCAAGAGACACAAGCGTAAAACTTTCTGAAGCATAACCTAAACCCACAAAAATTTCCGACGGGTTGTTGTATTGAACAAAATCATATCTTTGTCCAAGCCTAAAATATCCAGCCTTTAACATTGACATCGATTCATCGACAATCTCTACCCTAAGTTCAACCCCCGCATCCATAGTGTAGTTAAGGCTTGTAGAAATAATGGTTTCGCCAATGTCTCGAACTACTCCATCTGTTGAAGAAAGGAGTAATTGTGGACGAAAAGCAGGCTGTATAGCGCTCATCGGAGCCTAAATGATGGTGTTGCTTCTACAACATCTCTACCTGTTTGAGCGAATGAAGGCGCTCTTTCTGTATTCGTGCTTGTGCCAGGACCGCCACCACGCTTAGGTTTTGGTTTTTTTTCAAAAGGAGGAACCCTTACAACAGTCATCGTGGGGTTCTGGTTTTCAATAAGACTCATATTGACAACAGCCTGCGTAATTCTTCCAAAAGAATTTCTCATACGAGCATCAAAAGTCATATCCGTAATAGTGAAATAAAGAGTAGAAGCAAGCGGTCCTCTACGGTATTGCCATGCAGAAGTCATCGTCGAATCCATATTGAAAAAAATTATGTTTCTATGTGAAGATGTCGAAAAAATACGCAGCAAATCAATACTTGATTCAATATTAAGTTGCATTCCGTCATAAGGAACAGCAAGAAGAAATTCAAAACTTATCTTCAATAATTTATGAGATGTAAATACAACCAGTGGCGTTGTTCCAGCACGAGGGATTTCGGAAACTTCATCAGACAAATCAGTGTAAGAAATGCTCTGCGGAGCAAACGGAAAATAAAAATCGTATGTTGTGTCGGTCGCAACATTCGGGAGAAGTCTCATATAAGGATTACTGTTAACAGCAACTACACCGTTAGGATTTGTTGTTGTAATATACTCTGCGTTAATATTTGAACTAAGAGCCTCAGCATTTAAGACAAGTCTTCCCAACGCTGCAGTGCGAGTTGCTTCTAATGTTGTCGAAGGTGTCGCTATTCCTCTATATCTAAGTATTTCTCTGTTGTCTTGAGTTGGCATTAGGAACCAGTTCCATTTCTTCTTGCTGTTTGTGCTGCAACTTCTTCAGAAATCATTTTTGCAATCCTCTTGGCTGTTTTGTCATCATTAATGAAACCAGAAAGTTGAATACTGACACCGCCAACATCAATTGTTTGTGTATTTACAGGCTTAAAAGGCGCTTCTCGTCCTTCTGCCTCTGCTTCTGCGTTCTTTGCGCGCATATGATTTAGACGGCCAATCATAATATCTGGAGTTAATGTTCCAGTCTTGTCAGCAAGCATCATTGCAACTCTGTCGGCGCTAATTTCACCTGTTGCGGAAGCCCTCAAAAGAGTGTTAATTTTGTCCATTTCCGCAGCGCCGCCCTCACCAGCATTCATAACTCTTTCTTGAATCAACATTTGAAGTTCACCAGAAGACCCCATCTGTCCACCAGTCATTGATTCAAGAGCGTTTCCTGCTGTTTGAAGTTGACCAGTTTGATTCATTTGGTCAATAAGAGTTTGAGGGTCAAACAAGTTCAGTGCAGTTGTTTGTTCTTGAACTTTTCCAGCAATTTTATTTAAAGCACCATTAGGACCATATGCGGTATTGAGCGTCTTTTGCATAATCGCTGTTGCCTTAATAGCGTCGCCACCAGCCTGTCCAAGAGCAAATTCGTATGCTGTCTCCAAGAACTTGGTAACAGATTTTTCGCTTCCGTTTTCTGCAAGCGCCTGTTGCTGCGCGGCATCAACAGCATCCATAAGACCCGTAAGTTCACTTTGTACGGGTTGAAACATGGCAAGCCTGAGTTCAAGCATCTTCTGGTTGATTTCCCCCATCGTCGTATCCCATGCTTGACCAACATCTATTCCACCTTCACGCATAATCTTAAAAACATTTAAGATTTCATTTTTTGCTGCGTCGGCTGCTATGCCCTGCTCCGACAACATTTTATTCATTCCATCAGCGTCCATGCCGCCGAACTGTTTGAAATTTCCAGCATTTCCTACATAGGTATCAACTTGTTTGTTAAGTTTTTCAATTTCCTGACGACGCTTTTTGACTTCTTTAGAACCGTACTTGTTAGAGCCAGCAAGACCTTCTAGTTCTTTCATTGCTTTTGTTCTAGAACCCAAAAGTGCTTGTATGTCACCATTTTCAATGGCCTTGTCCATGCCCTCGCCATAATTTTTAAGTATAGAGTCGGCGGCTTTGCGGGCTTCTTTCTTTTCTTTACCAGCCTTAATCCATCCGCTAATACCACCAAAGATTGCCCCAACTGCAGCACCAATAACAGCACCAGGAACAGCGCCCACGCCACCAAAAACAGAACCAATTCCAGCACCAATCATTGCTCCAGTTGCACCGCCAGAAACTGCACCGACCGCCGCACCACCAGTTTTACTTAAAACACTGTCATCATTGAATAACTTGTCGCTAGCAAACCCTCCAACCTTAGAACCAGCGTATGCAGAACCAGCAGCAATGGCAAGTGGTGCTAATGCAGCAGCAGCACCCGTACCGCCAACTCCGAGACCTCCGCCTCCGCCGCCCATTCCAATCTTCCCTGCAAACTTTGTTCCAACATTTCCAAGACCCCTGCCGAAACTCATTATCCCTTTGCCGAGACCCTTAGTTCCTTTGCCAAGAAATTTTCCTGCCTTTTTAAATCCTCCCTTTTTACCGCCGCCACCATCCATAGCCTCATCGGCCATATTAGAAAACAATTTCTTCCCTGCGCCTCGCGCCTTACTAGATACAAGCATTGCAGCAGCAAAAGCCAGAACGGCAGCAGTCAAACCCTGAATAACATCTTTGAAAGCAACAACCCCAAAAGTCATTTTTTCAACGACAGTCAAAATAGGATTTAAAACAAAGTCGATAGCCTTTGCTACACCCATAATCATTTTAAATATAAATTTAAGCGGTGAAATGATTTTTGCCAACATCTCGTACAAATCCCCGAGAAGGCTAAGCGTCTTCCCTAGACCAGGCAACAATTCAATAAACAAATCTGTAACAACAGCGCCAAATTTTCCAAACCCGACAACAAGGTCGCCCAAACCTTTGAAAAAATCCTGGAACTTTTGTTCGTTATCAACCAACATTGTGCTGAAATCTTTAATCTTATTATCTAGACCGCCGCCAAAAATTTTAAACAATTCCATAGCGATACGACCAAGAACCTCGGAAGCAGCAACCAACGGACGCAGATAATCCTGTATTTTTTCAAAAGCATCTCGAATGAAATTCCACGATTTTTTCATTCCATCAATGATTTTTCCAGCCTCGCCAGTGTTGGTAGCCACATTTCCAATAAATATCGCTGCCTTCTCAAAAGCATTTACAAGACCAGTAAGCAAACTTCCGCTACCAATAGCAACTACACTTCCGCGAATTCTAAAAAGAAGCGCATCAATAATATTTGCAATTCGTGGAATTTGTTCAGAAATAGGACCGAGAAGCGGCTCACCCATTTCCATAAATGTTGCCTTGATTCCAGCAAATGCCTGTTTAAATCTTCCGATAAGAGTGTTGTTTACGGCATCAAGTTGACCCGCGTATTTCTTAAATGTTTCTCCAAGTTCACCAGACATTGCACCCTTGGTAAATTTGTCATATGTTGTTAAACCAAGCGCGTTTGCTTCTTTAAGAATCTTTGCAAATCCTGGTCCAAGTTCTTTTCCAGCCTCTTTAACCGCTGCTGTCATGGTCTTGTCTTTTTGGAACTGGGCAAGGAATTTCGCCATTGCTTGCGAACCTTTTTCCATGTCTCCACCCATACCTGCGGTGTAGTTGCTTAGTTCGCGATAAACCGCCACTGTTTCACCCGTGACAGGCTGCTGGTCAGAAAGTGTTTTAAAAGCAGCACTAAGACCTTTTGTTCCAATAACAGCAAGGTCTGCATTGTCAACAAACATTTTCATTGCGCCAGATGCTGCAACAAAACGGTCTTCGGTGGTTAGCGCTCCTTCAAAGTATGCTGGAGCAAACTGGACAGATTGAAACTGTCTTTGGGCTGCAAGGAACGCTGCTGCTGCTGCTGCGGCAGCAGTAAAAGCATATCCAAGACCGCTTAGCGCAATTTGATAGCCCTTTGTGGCCAAACTTCCTAATTTCATCAAAGGTCCAGCAGAAGCAATTACAGCCAAGGCTAAAGCAGCCTCAATGGCAAGAAACTTCCAACCAAATTTCGCTAAAGTACCGAGTAACTTCGTTAAGGACTTTGTTGATTTGCCAAGTTTGCCAAAAATACTGCCGTTCTTAGTGCTTTTTTTACCGTTGTCGTCTTGGGCTTTTCCTAAATCCCTAAGACTGGTACTGTGCTTGTCCATCGTGTCAGAACAATCTTCGACTTCCGAACAAAGACGACGCAGTTTTTGGCGTACCCTATCTATTGCGGCTGTATCAGCATCAATGTCGATTGTAATTTTGACATCAGCCATACGACTTGTCCTTAAAACACTGCAGAATCAGACCAATTATTGACGAGACTGCCTAGCCTGTTCTTCACGGTCGTCCTGAATAACTTTACCACATGCCATCCTTATCAACCATTCCTCTTCAGAACAGTTCAATATTTGAATTGGGTCTGTGCCAAAAAGTTCACCAAGCCTCGCAGCACTGATGATTCTGGTGTCCTCTACTAGTTCGTAGTAGAGTTCAGCGTAGGGTCCACGGCATCAACGGTGTCACCGTACCCTGCGGCCTCCATGATGGCTACAGCAGCAGCCTCGATATGTGGCTCTGTACCAAAGAACGCGTGTACACAGTCTGGAAGAGGACGAGTAGTGTTTGTCATCTCAAGAATTTCTGGAGAAGCAAAGGTCAACTCGTAACCATTCTCGCCAACTGCTACTACACCGTCAATGAGGATTGATTTTGTTGTGTGTCCAACAACAGAACATGCAAACTTGAGTGTATCAAGACCGTTTTTGGTGTCTTCGCCAGCGTTACGACGCCATGCTTTCAACTGGTTTTGTGTGATGTTCGGTGAAACAAGGATTGAAACCCCTTGTCTTTCTGGAACATTGATTTCAACCGTCTTGCGCTCAACGCGCTTTCCTACAACATCCTTCAAACGAGACAGAACATTGTTGCTGTCCATTGATGAAAGTGCGGGAGATGGTGTGTCAATGTTTGACACGACTGTAAATGATGAAGGTGTATCGCTCATGGTCGAAACACTAGCACAGCACTACTTGCTATTTAGCAACTTTTGCTATTTATGCGGTTGTAGTTGTAGTTGTAGTTGTTGTAGTTGTTGAGCCAGCACCTGTAACTGATGGAGAAATCGTGGAAATGCTGAAAGTAAGTGCGAATGTTGCTGGGGCACCCGAAGAAGCATCACCATCAGCCTCAGTCAAACCAACAAGAAGAGCCTTCGTGTACAAACGCTCAGAGCCAGGGACAGCCAAATCACAGTCATAAGTCATGACAGAAATATCAAAATAGATACGACCAACATATTGGCGGAGAATTTGCATCTTGGCATAAAAACTACCAGTAGCAGCAGGGGACTCTTCATACTCTAAGAAATCAGTAAGAGTGATGTCACCAATTTCCGATGGGGCACAAAGAGTTTCAGGAAAAGTGCTTCCGCCTCTATAGATTTTTTCTACAGAAGCAGTAATTTCTCCGCCAGAAACCTGGGCAAACGCATCACTGAAAGAAGTGGCATCTAAGCCAGTAACTGTCTGTCCTGAGTTCAAAGAAATTTTCGCTAGAATACTCCGCTGAGAAGCAAACTTTTTAATCGCTGGGGCTGTTGTCATTTTTTTCCTCCGTTAAACGAGAGTTGCTGTCAAGTTTGACTTGGTAACTGTTACTTCAATCTTGTCGCCAATACTGGAGATACGAACTCCAATTTGCGCTTTAACAAGACCAGATTCAAGTTGAGCAATAGGGTTAATGCCATCATCAACTCTAACTGTATATCCATAATCAACCTGACGACCATAAAGGTCGAAACCTTCAAATAATCCACCAGCCATACGGATTGGCTCCAAAACACCCTTCAAAGTAGTAGCGATGTCAGCGTAGACAGTCCTACGACCATTGATGACAGAGAATACAAGAGGTTCAAGAGCGGATTCGCACTCTTCAATGATGTAGTTCATTGTGTCTCGGTGTGTAATAAAACGCCACTGCGTAGTGTTCAGAGAGTGAGAACGAGCGCCGTAGATGCGAACAGTTCCGCCAATAATGCGGATTGCATTAACGCGACTGTCATCAAGTGATTGCGCTTGAGTGCGGCTCATACCTGTCGCAACACCAGTGACGAATTTTGATTCTGAGTTAACGCCAGCAAATGGCTGCCAAGAACCAACACGGTTATGTGCTTTTGAACGGGCTGCTGCAACATATGCTTCGGGCGGAATTGTCAATGTTGTTCCAGAGCCAGAAGGAATTGTCACCCAAGGGTAGTACATCGCAAGATATTCGTGATTAGCGTTGTCGCCAGCGCCATAAGAAACAGATGCGGTTGCTGCTGTTTCAGGATTCAAACCATTTGGAAAGGAAAGAAGGCCAATGCGACGGTTTGCTACACAATGCGCTCTAATTGCATTGTAGAGAGTGGCGTCGGTGGTTCCGTCTGCGATACCAGGGATAGCCACAGAGCCTGCGCCAAGTTCTTCAGTAAACTTGCTAAGCGCCGCAATGAAGTTTGATTCTGAAAGAGTGGTATCTTCTCCAAGTGTGAATGCTGCAACTGCGTGGTCTTCCAGTTTCGCTGTACCATCAGCAAGAGCAGTCAATGCTGCTGTGCAGTATCTGCTCAACGCTACGCTGTTGTTAATTGCTTCAACAGCGGCATCAAGAGTCAACAGGCCATTTAACTCTTCAACAAGAAAACCTTCAGTGCTTCCACCGTAATAGATAGCAACATCAAAGTTTGCATCTTCGTTGTTGACAACGCGAACCTGAAGACTGTTTCCCCATGCGCCAAGACCAACAGCGGTCAGCGTAATTCCAGGAGCGTTGGACGGGTTTGCCTGAATCACTGCTTTTGCCGCAACACCAGCCGAGACACGAGCAACATAAGCAAGTGAGCCACCTTCTTCAAAGAAAGTGCGAATCTGCTGATATGTGTACTTGTTTGCTTGGTATCCGCCAAAAAAAGCCTCGTAATCACTAAGGCTTGCTACTGCGACAGCAACAGAATCAGTACCGCGCTCCGTCTCGCCAACAATGAAAAAAGTTGACGCAGGAGCAAGTCCTGCGTTGACAGGACCTGTGCGGACTGCTGTTGAAATACTTACTCCAGGCATTCGCGACCCTCCGTAGTGTTGCTATGCGACCAGTAACTACTAATCGCTATATGTGAGTATACCGAAATCAAACAGATTCTTCAGGAAGTATTGAATCTTCTGAAACTTCTGTCTCTTCAATCGATGATTGATTGTTGTCTTCTTCCAGAACTTCAATTTCTTGAGTTTCTGTAAAGTCTTCTTGAACAATGTCTTTTTTGTTCTTTTTTCGAGTTTGAGGCTCAATATTTACCGAAGGAAAGTTGTTTTCTGCGTCCGCTGGGATAAGAATCAACTTTCCGCTGTAAACCAATTCCCTAACTTCTTCTCCCAATTCAATGACAATTGTTTCGGCAGGCTTCAGAATAATCCTGTCTTCGCCAACTTTCAAAACAGAAGGGGAAGCATTCCATGCAGTAACTAAATTTTTGCTCATAATAACTCCTAGCGCAAGTTAGAAACAGAAAGGTCCGTACTTGCTAGTCCAGACATCGGCTGACGATAAACAACTTCGTTCAATGTTAAATCATACCCCAAATAAGCCCCCGCCAATACACGGTCACCCTTAATTAGAGTCAAATCTGAATACTCTTCACGAAGGCTTGACTCATCAATCATCGGATTAATCATCTCTGTTGAATCACACTTCGCAAGACTTGGATAATCAAGAAGAGCCGAACGAGCAACGGTCGTTAGCCTATCTCGCATAGTTGTAACTTGTTCAGAGCCTTCTGTCTTGACCCACACATATGTTCTCATTGAGTATGTAACTCGATAAATAGGGTTAGTTCCGCTGAGATAGCCTTGGCGCTCAAATGAACTGGTTGAGACGGCAACCGTAATGATTGTCGGCCAGTGGTCTAAAGCAATCGGTTCATAAGTAAGATATAACTCTGGGTCTGGAAGGGTGTAGTCGTCTACATTCCACCCGTTGCGGTAGCGGGTAAGCCTTGTTGGCATGTCGTGCTGCAAAAAGTCTGTCACATATTCTTTTGCAAATTGCGGACCCTGCATCAGGATGTCTGTCATGGTAAACCTCTTCTGATTACGCCATTTGCAGCATCTGTAATGTGCTCTTCGGCTTCAAATGCTAATTTTTGAGCAAATAGTGGTGGTTCAAAGATGACCATGCGCTTTGCCATGCGGCTTGTGCCGTATTGGTGAAAACTAGCGTATTCAATCCCTGTTGTTGAGAATGTTGCTTTTGTTTTGCGGATTTCGGTATTTGCTCCACGCAGGGATGACAGGTCTCTAAAGAGTTTTCCTGTTTGCTGCATGATTGGTGCTCCTGGGAAGTTTCGTGCTTTCCACGATGAATACTGCGGCTTCAGGGGAGACCATCCACCAACTGGGAGCCCAGATGCAGTGAAGTTGTCCCTGTAGGATTTAGCCAGTTCGCGTCTTGCCCATTCAAATACTGGGCGAAAGTCTTGTGCTGCTTCTTCCATCGCTTTGAGGCGAAGCATCGCACGGCGGTTGTCGCATTTTATTTTAATGCGATACATTAAGCAATCCTAACGCGCTTCCATCTCTTTACAGATAGAAGTTCTCTTTCGGTGAATCCAGTTTCCAATGGAGCAACATTGCGTGTTTCAAGGTCTTTGATGCCGACAACATCATCATGCATATTTTGCATCTCCCTTGTCGCGGCACGAAGGATTAGCAGTTTAAAAACTTTAATTTCGTTGCCGTTGAGCCCTGCGGTATATTCGATGGTGACTTCATCGTTTGCATAAGCACGATATAGGTCGATACCATAACGGCGAACCGTATAGTCATTTCCTTCAGTCTGTTCAACGCCAGTTGTTTCGGTTTGTTGACGAATTGTTACTGAAGTAACTTCAACAACAGGTGAATTCCGCAAATAAATTGTATTTGGGGGCATCAAGTATGTGCTCGTGTTAAGAGTTGTATCGAGACTTTCGTTGTAAAAGAAAGCAGAAGTAGGAACACCAACAAAGTTGGAATCCATAATATAGGTTTCTGTAAACTCAGTAGGTTCTACTGGGCGACGAAGATAACCCTCAAGTTCACTTTGAAGACCTTCAAGAACAAACTCAGCAGCCTCTTCCTGACGGTTAGAGAACCTGATGTCCATGTACTTTGTGAGGTCAGCGACTGTAACTAGCATCGCTAATCACCTCCAATTATCGACGGTTGCGGTTGTTCCTACGGTCACGCTGACGAGACTCGACATTGCGGGCTGCATTGCGGACTGCGCGACGGACACGAGAAAAGATACCACCGCCACTACGGCGCTGACCCGAAGCAGGGGCAGCAGGACGGCGCGGAGCACGCGCTGGGGCTGAAGCAGCGCCACCTGCCGTGCTTGCTGCTCTACCAGCACCACCGCCACGCTGAGCGGCACGACGGGCAGAAAGAAGTTCATTCTGACGGCGACGGTAATAACGAGCATTACCAGGAACTGTGCGACCATTTACACGGCGAGGACGCTGAATAAATCTGCCTCGGCGGACAACATCGCCCTGGGTGTCAACATCTGTTAGAAATTCGATGTCTTCTGTTAAGTTTGTTGGTGGCATCTTTAGTCCTCCGCTAGATAAGACTATTGAAACTTTACCACATCAAGCCTAAACGCTTGTCATCTATCTGGATTTGGGGGTCTTTCGATAGATGCTTGTTGCACTGCATCTGCCGATGGTGCCTCTACTGGAACCCATGCACGAGAATACTGATGATTGGGAATATTGCGTTTCTTTAAAAGACCTCCAGCCAGCATCAAGTCAACCTCATCGGGAGACATGACAAGCAGGCTTTCTAATTCTTCTGGTAAATACTTGTCAGAAAGAACAATATTTTTAAGCAATTTAGAAAATGGCTTAGCAAAAATATCCCCTCGGGCACGGTTCATCCTCACATGCATAACCATTGCATCAATTTCATCGCAGTCAACAAACACAACAGGAATATCTTTCCCATGCTTACGCTGAAAATCTTTCTCACCAGCAATAACCCACCGATGCGTACCATCAATGATTTTCTGGTCTTCAACACGGACAATAATTGGCTGAAGCCAACCAAAATCGCTCATCGAAATCCTAAGCAAATCCATGTCTGGCTTTAAAACATAATTAGTTCGCCACTCTGCTGGTTTAACAGAATCAAAAGGTCTGTAATCAATTTTCATATATTGTCATCCAATCTATCAAGGTCGTTAAGGTCTGCTTCTTGTTGAGCCGCAGCCATTCTCATTGTGTGGGCACGAGTTTTCGGTCCTACAGGGTTCGGGCTAGTTACTTGGAATTCATTCAGAAGGAGCGTTCTAATAAGGGAGTCAAGCGGGTAACCGTATGGGTCTGTTGCTTGCTTTTTTCTGAACTCGCCAGCAAACTTGTATGCGGCAGCCTGGTAGCCAGGGGTCAGCATGTTGTCCTCAATGCAGTCCTTAACCCCGCCCCAGCCTTTAGATACATAATCAGCAACAAGGCTTTCTATGTCAAATGAAGACCACCAGCGCCGTTGAGCATCAATATGCGGATAGCAACGGTACAACTCGTCAAAGAAACCAGGCTCTGTGGCTACAACATCACCAATTCGTCTTGCAGCAATAGCGTGGAGGGGGATTCCAACGCGAGTGTTACTTCCAGTGATTGCAGCAATGTCGTAATATTCGCACCACTCAGCATTGTGTTCTTCATTGATGAACTTCAAAACATCATCTGTTGTCCAGTCATAAATAATTTTTGCAAATCTCAAAGGGACAGATTTCTTCATCTTGTAAGGAATATTGATGTAGTTTTCGTGGAGTTTTTGAACGCACGAGCGATAACGAATCATCGATTCGTTGGCACGAACACCCGTAATAAATGCAGTTCTTCCTTGTTTCCCTTGCATGGTATAAAAGTCGATAGTTTCTGGAATTGGCCGTGTTGGGTCAATCCCAAAATGCTCTGCACGAATAGCCCAAGGTGGCATTTCTCTAACTAGACGACCACGCTTTGCGCGTTCAGGGGACCACAGAAGCGCATATTCACGACGCCCCAAAACCCATACCTCTTGACCAACTGGAAGGCAATACCACTCCATATCAACCCAGTCATAGTTTCTGACCTTGTTAATAAATTCATAAATGAACGGACTGACCATTTCTTCATCGCGGAAGATTACTTTTACTGGTCCGAGTCCTCGTTCTTCATGAATTTCTTTAGCCAAGTAAAGAACCGCTGTGCTGTCTTTTCCTCCAGAAAACTGAACGCAAACAGTATCAAAAGTATCATAGACATGGCGGATTCTTTCCCGAGCAGCATCGACGCATGATATGTCTAGAAACATTCTTTGGCGTGTCATTTTGTTTCCTTAGTTATCAAGATTGAGAATATCTTCTTCTGTAATTTCCTCAAATATCCACCGACCATTGAGGGTATCCCAAAGGGCAATATCAATCTGAGTTGGTTCAAGTTCATATTCACGCATTAATTCCTGATGTCGTTCAATTGCTTTGCGGAGGAACTCAACTGTTTTCATCCGTTCCTCAACAACCTCTGTACCCATAGCAATAGTGCGAGAGATTTCATCAAGTCGTGTAATCACATGAAAGCGAAAACGCTCAATCTTCTTTCGACGGTTTGAAAACTCTGCCGTTACTTCAGCAAGAAGTTTCGTTCCGTCTTCACCGAGGGCACGGTACTTTTCGACCTCGCGGTCTTCTGTCTGCTGGATTGTCTCTAATTGAGAATCGAGGTTGTCGGCAAGACCTTCTACAGCCCTTTTCCATCGTGCCCAGTTCTCTGGAAGATTTAAATAATCTCGTTGTTCAATAGTTACTTGGTTTTTAATTTCTTCTGCGACTAACCGCGCAAATGCATCATCGTTCATGTTATTTACTCCATATTGGGCATATTGATTTGTAGTTACACCAATCGCACAGCCTATGTTTGATTGGTTCAAATTCTCCAGATACACATCGTTCGTCGATGTCTTTGCGTACCTGAACAACGGTTGTTCGGACATTCTCTCTGTCCTCGTCTGTTACTTCTTTTGATAGACGAACTGAGTCTTTGATGAAAAGCAACTCAATTTCTTTTACGGTTTGATTTAACTGTTTTTCTAAAACATAAGCGTAAAGAAGTAATTGAAAGTATTTATCGTCACGGAAACGGGGAGATGGTGTCTTCCCAGTTTTATAGTCACCAACAATGATTCCATCGTCAGTTTTTCTCCATCGGTCGATAAACCCTTTAATTGCTACACCGTCAATGGTGTCATTAAGTTCTGTTTCAATACCGTCAAAATGAAGAGATGTTGGGTCTTCCATCGAGAACAGATTCTCAATGCACCACCATGAACTCCATCTAAAGAGTCTCATTGCTTCTTCTCCACGAACATAAGGAGCAACACGCTCCATGTATTCACTTTCCCATAAATCTTTTGCTAATTGTTTTGCAGTAGAAAGAGTTCTTGTATCTGCTGGGAAGCAGTACATTTCTTCAAGGACAGAGTGAACGAAGTTTCCTCGTAAAGTTGCCTCTGTTGGAGGGTCTTGAAGACCATCAATTCGTGAATACTTGTATTTCAGCGGACATTGCTGGAATGTGGATATTGAAGACGGGGAAAGATACGGCGGTGGTTCTAAAATGAACTCACTCACCAGTTACTTCTGTTCCTTGAAATGAAATACGAACGCATTCGCCAATCAGTGCTTCAAGGTCTTCGCTTGTTGCTGTCTGCTTAGTTGGTTTTGGTTGACCATGAGCATGGGTTGACCAGAATGTATTGAGTTCAGCCTTGCCGTTTGCATCAAGGGTTTTTGAAAGACCAACAAAGTTATCCCACAGTTCAGCAATCTGCGGGTCAATCACTGGTTCTGGTGCTGGTGGAACAGATTCGACTGCTTCAATTGCTTCCTCAGTGCGAGCGAGGTAAAGACCAATGCCAAGTGTCTGAGCAGCCTTTTTCAAAGCGTCAGAAACAGCACCCTTGAATTCGTCTCCAAGGTCAACAATGTCGCCATTCTTTGTGCGCTTAATTTTCTGACCACCAAAGCCATCTTTCACGACAGAGACAAACTTGTCTCCTTCAGGGTAGATGCTGAGACGGACATGAGCCACGATGAAATCTGGGTCAAGAGCGTCACGCTCGCAACGAACAATTTCGTATGCCCATCCGTCAAAACCAAGGACTTTATTAAGACGAGTTATGACTTCACTTACAGGGATGTAGGTGAGAGATGTTCCACCTTTTTTGAGTTGACGCTCAACTTCTTGAGGAAACTGCTCATTAAAAAGAGACTGCGACTGAGCGGTTTTTTCACGCTGAGCCTTTCGTTCCTTTTCACGCACTGCTTGCCAGTCAATTTCTTGCTGAACAAGATTGTTTACAACAGTGGTTTCTTCTGTTTCTGTCTTCTTTGTAGTAGCCATGTTTACTTAGCCTTTCTAATAATTATGTTTGTTTTGTAGTCGCCAACTTCACAGAAGTTATCTGCGTTGATTCCTACTTTTGCCAGTTCTTTCACACGCCAGTATGAAGGCTGAACAAAATTGAGCATCTTGTTTGCGATGTCCTCTGGGGACAATACCACTTCACCAGTGTCCATGTCAACTGATAAATCAATGAGTTTTCTACTTACAGCATGAGCAAGTTGCTCATGGTTCCACTTCTTACGGTCAGCAGCAGAACGGACCTCAATTTTTGCACCAGCAACATCCATGTCTTCAATATTTGCAGATTGAAGTATAGCCATTACTTTTGCTGCATACATCGAGTAGACATCACCAAAACCGTTTTTAATTTGGTGAAGTTGAATTAGTGATTCAGCAATTTCATCAATTTCTGCACCAGACCCTACAAACTCGTTTAGGGCGTCCTCTGTATCCATGATGACTTTCGTCAAGTTTGAGATGACTTCATTTATAGACATTAAATACCTTCCTAGATAATTAATAGTTAATACCTAGATGATGATAGCCGCTCTCTTCCTTTGAGGCAACCCCAAACCAGCAAGGTATGTAAAAGCCCCAACTGCCGAGTCAACTTGGTCGTCGTGATTGCAAGCCTCTGGGAATGAAGCAAATTCATCCAGCCAGTCCGTAAGCCATGAGCCGCGCACAAGGCGAACATTGCCGTTAGCCACAGCAGCAGCAAATGGCCGAGCACGGGTTACTTTGTCTCCAGAGGAGCGCAAACCGATAAGGTCGTACCCTGGGACTACATAGCGGGCGTACTGGTCAATCAATGCTTTACCGCTGGAGCCTGGTTCTTGTTCAATTCTGATGGAAACCATGTGCCCGTCTTCGGCTGCAGTCTGTGCGATTAGTTGTTCAACTTTTTCGCCTCGTGCCCTCATCTTACGGACATCCATAACATATGCAATTCCTTGGTCAAAAAGCATTAATGTACCAACGGTCCAGTCAGGGTCTGGGTTTCCTGAGTGCGGCTCGGTAGCCGCCAAGTCCCAAAACCTCACAGCGCGAGCAGCAGATGTGACCTGAGGCACATCCAGAGGGTCAATAATGACAAAATCTTCACGATTGAACAAAGTTCCGAGACTCGTAGACCACCAGTCACCCTGCTCCAAGCGGCGACGCTCAACAGGGTCAAGAGCAGAAAGAGCCTGACGATAAGAATCAGCGTCAATTCCTGGGTTATCCGTCAAAAGGCTGGGAACAAAGATTCTTCCCGTATTGTGCCCCTCAACAATAAAACGCTGACGGACCCAGTTGGGGGCAGGGTTTGAAGCAGACCTCATGCGAAGAGGAACCTGAGACAACGGACCACTGGCAGGGCGACGAAGACGGGAGAACATGTATCTATAGTCAGATTCACGAATTTCTGTAACTTCGTCCATTCCGATAAACTGGAATTCAGAACCCTTATATCTCAAGTAGTCGTTCGTGTTGTTCAGATACCCAAACGAGACTCTCGCCCCAGACGGGAAGGTTGCAACATAGGAGTTGGCATTCCAGTGAATGTCGTCGTAGTTAGCCATCCACGACTTAAATCTATCCATAAGAGCGCCAGGAAGCGCCAAGTCGGCATATGTGCGACGAAACAGGATTGCTGAATACCCAGGCACATCAACATACTGAAGAGCAGACATCAGGAGTGCAGACGACTTACCACCACCAGCCGCACCACCAAAAAGACCCTCTAGGGCATATGTGCGTAAAAACACTTTCTGTGTGATTGATGGTGTTTCTGGGCAAAAAGATGGTTCTTTCGGCTGCAGATACTCGTAAACGGCGTTCCAGTCAGGCATATAAAGCAAACTCCTATCGCTTTTTACTGTACTATGGAGTTTGACTGCGCTAAGGTATGAACTGCATGGCATTCAAAAAATTCCTACCAACAAAACTTAAACGCACGAAGATTAAAGCAGCCTCGGTAGCAATAAAACTCAGAAAGATTACGAATAGAGCAAATGCTGCACATCTATTCATGGTTCTTTTTGTATTATTTAATACTATCGGTGCGTGGATAATCGCGCCCCAATACGGTCTCATCACTGCTGGTGTTTGCTCAGGCATCTACGGCTACTTGTTAGGAAACGAATAACACATGGCATGGAACAGTTCCAATAAGTCGCTAAACGGGTTTGATGAAAAATCAGTGCTTAATGCTGGCGCACCCGTTGCTTTCAACCCTTCCTTTGCTGGGAGGCCATATAGCGATGCGTGGGATATTGAACGCGCATACCGTGAAGGCGTCCAAAAGGTAACTTGGGTCTTCCGTTGTATTGACGCAATTGCTGGAAACCAAGCCCGTCTTCCAATGGTCTTGAAGAAGGACAACTCTCCTCAGGGTGCAATCGTTGGCAAGAATGATTCGCTTCTTGACATCCTGAACTCAAAGTCAAACCCTGGTGAAAACTCATTTATTTTCCGTTATCGCCTTTCCGCACAACTCTTGATGAGCAGTCGTGGTGCATTTATCGAAAAAGTGCGCGGTCGTGATGGTCGTATTATTGGGCTTCATCTTCTGCCACCACAGCACACCAAGCCAATTCCAGACCCTAAAAGGTTTGTTTCAGGTTTTGAAGTTGATATGCGCAATGGGACAAAAGTAATCCTCAAGCCAGAGGATGTTATTTGGGTTCGTCGCCCACACCCTCTTGACCCATATCTTTCAATCACTCCAATGGAATCTGCTGGCGTAGCCATCGAGATTGAAAACTTGGCAAAGTTGTACAACCGCAACTACCTGCTCAACGATGGTCGCCCTGGTGGTCTTCTTGTTGTTCGTGGAGAGATGGACGATGACGACAAGGACGAATTGCGCAACCGCTTCCGTGGAAACCTCTCACGAACTGGCGCGACAACAGTCATTTCATCAGACGACGGCGTTGACTTCGTAGACACTTCGGCTTCTCCACGAGATGCCGCATATACGCAAATGCGTCAAATCACTAAGGAAGAAATTCTTTCTGCTTTTGGTGTTCCAGAGTCTGCTATTGGCAATGCCGCTGGTCGTACTTTTTCTAATGCTGGCGAAGAGTTGCGTGTTTTCTGGATGGAAACAATGCTTCCTCACCTTGATTCTCTTGCTCGCGCATTGGATGACCTTGACGAAAAATACTATGTTGATTTTGATACAAGCAGTGTTCCAATTCTTATTGTTGCAAAACAGGAGCGTCAGCGTTATTTGATGGATGAGTTCCAGCAGGGACTTATTAGCGTCAATGAGTATCGTGATGGCACTGGGAAGAAAAAGGTTGACTCTGAACTTGCAGACAGTCTTCTTCAGAATCCTAACCAAACACCAATTGCCAATACAGAGAAGCCGTTTAAGCCAGAAGAGCAACAGCCTGTTGATATGGCTGCAGGCGCTGCTGCACCTGCTGGCCCTCAAGGGCTCCCGATGAATTCTCCAGAGGTTTCACCAGAGGAGTTGGCAGCCGCTGGTATTCCTCCAACGCCAGAAACAGCACCAACAAGTCTTGAAACGACCGTTGCTCCGACGCCTGAAGGTGCTTTGAGCGCAGAGTTTGGTGGAATTGAGTACAAGAGTGCTTTTGTTGCCGATGATGAGTGGGATGTTAAGGCAGAGCAAGACTCTGATAGATGGACAGAAATTCTTGACCGTAACCTTGAGCGATACTTTGAGCGTCAACAAAGGGTTGTAACAGAGAAGGCTTTTGGTGCCAAGGCTCGCAAGGCGCTGGCATCAAAGACTTTAGAAGTTGATGCAATCTTTGACACAGAGGTTTGGGCAAAGCAATTAGACGAAGATGTTCGCCCGATGCTCAAATCAATTGCAACAGATGCTATTGCTCTCGCTGGTCAAAGAACAGGTATGCCACCAGATGTTGAAGAAGCAGAAGTTGAAAAGGTTGTAGATGACCAGATTGCTCGTGTGCAAAAGGCAAATACAACAACCAAAGAGGAAATCATTGCAGCAATTCTGATTGCTATGGCTCTTGATGAAGACGAAGACAGGTTGAGCATGCTGAAGGCTGCCATTGGGGCAATCTTTGCAAACCTTCTCGGAAAGCGTAAGCGCACAATTGCAGAGCAAGAGTCGCAAACTTCATATAACGCTGGAACATACTTTGGTGGGATTAGAATGGGCGGCGCAACAAAAACATGGGTTACCCGTCGCGATTCACGAGTTCGTGGAGAACATATTCTCCTCCACGGCAAAACCGTTGACATTAAAGATGGATTCCCAGTGAGCGATGCAACTCTTCGTTTCCCTGGCGACCCGCTTGCTCCTATTAATTTGACGATTAACTGTCGATGCAGATTGAAGTTTGACTAATGGCTCTTCCAGAACTTACACAATCCATTTACGATGACTTCATCAACAACAACTCCGTTGCTGTTGTTGACTTTTGGGCTGAATGGTGTGGACCATGCAAGATGATGGCACCAATTCTTGAGGATATTTCATTTGATTTATCGGGTGAAGTTTCTTTTGCTGCTGTAAATGTTGACAAGAACACTTCTCTTGGAGAATCTATGGAGATTATGAGCATCCCTACGATGATTGTTTATGTCAATGGCAAAGAAGTCGACAGGGTTATTGGTGCTACAAGCAAGCAATCTCTTACCAAGATTCTAGAGAAGCACTACAAATAGTTTAAGTAAACCTGGCTTACTTTACTAAAAGCAGGCCAATAAAGTTTTCATTGTTGCAGTAAACACAACCCTCAATGGTTTATTGTTGAAGAAACACATGCTTTTGGAGTTGTTTTATGCCTCATGATAATGCCGCACTGTCTGGTACCGAATACAAAGCGATGCAAGGGCAAGTCAACATTGACGAGGCAGAAGGCATCATTGAGTGCTTCGTAGCAGGTCTTGGAAATAAAGACAGCGTTGGCGACATCTGTCTCCCTGGTTGCTTTACTGAAAGCCTCAAGCGCCGCAAGCCTCGCGTTGTTTGGGGGCATAACTGGAACGAACCAATCGGGAAAGTCATTGAAATCTACGAAGTTGGACCAAATGACCCTCGTCTCCCAATGAAGATGAAGCGTGCTGGCATCGGCGGACTCTACGCACGAGTTCAGTTCAACCTTAAATCTGAGCGTGGTCGTCAAGCATTTGCTGATGTTGCATTCTTTGGAGAAGAACAGGAATGGTCAATCGGTTACAAAACCCTTAATGCCGACTATGACTCACAGCGTCAAGCAAACCTCCTCCGTGAAGTAGAACTTTACGAAGTTTCACCAGTTCTCCACGGCGCAAACCAACTTACAAGCACCATTTCAATCAAGTCAGATGAATCTCTCCGTGAGCAAGATGATGATGCAGATTACACTGGTCCACGCGGCGAAGATGGCGGAGTTCCAGCAGCAAATCCAGCAATGGGTCGCCAAGCAAACCTGGCAAAAGCACTTGCTATGCGTTTTGGTGGTGCAGTACGCCTCCGCACATCAGATAAAAACATGGTCATCTTCGACCATATGGACAAAGATGGAAACAAGCAGACATTGCGCGTCACCTACCATTTTGATGGCGATGAGTTCATGTTTGGCAGCGCAGTAAAGGTAAAGCCAGAGACTGTTTACTTAAATGCCGAAAATGATGACAACGAAGAAGAGATGCCTCAAAGAAATGGCAATCCCGTAATGCGTCAATACCAGCGCGAAATGGAAGAATATCCAGGACTGCCAGAAGGCGTTAAGCCAAAGATTTGCAAGTGCGCATCATGCTCGGGTGGCGGAAGCGAGTCAGTTGACATTCCTCTCAATGAGCCATCTGTAAAAGCACCCGAGGCTGTGGGTATTCCTCAGGAAAACTTCACTGGAGATGTCCTCCAAGGTCGCGGTCCTCGTCGCGGAAACCTTGAAGCATTGCTGAAATACTGGCGTCCAATCATGAAGCGCGAAGGCGGATTCCGTCGTTGCAGAGTAATTCTTGCTGACCACCCAGAGTTGTACCCACTTGAGCGTATTTGCGCATGGTTGCATCATGAAACTACTGGTCTTTGGCCTAACGAAGGATGTCACCATCCTGGCATGAAGAACTGCCGCAACAAGATTCGTGGAGTTTCTAACGGTTCTATCTGGAATGACCGCGAGTGGAACGACCGTCTTAGTCGCATCCCGTCAGGTGCCGAAAAGGGAATGGACATGATGGAAGACGAAGATATGTCATCCATGACTCCTGGTCAAATTGAAGGTAAAGCAGCAGAAATGCTTAAAGCATTCCTTGCTGAGCAACCAGAATTTGCCAAGTTTGTTGAAGACAAAAATAACTGGGAACATGCTGGCGATGACGAAAAGGGAATGATTGTCATTCACCGTCGCAATATGGGTGACGGAATGGGTATGGACACCGAGGAAGACAAGGATGACTGTGGTTGTGGTTGCGGAGGAAAAGATAAGCCAAAGCCAGTTTCGGCACTTATGTCAATCCTTTCACAACTTGGTAAGTCTATTGACGAAGAAATGCAGACGAAGGCTGGTCGCATGATTAGCAATCGCAACCTGCAGAAACTTCAGCAGGCTATGGAAATCCTTCAAGAAGTTGTCGCTGCATCAGCGCCATCAAAAGAACCAGTCGTACAAGTTAAGTCAAATGGTGAAATGAGAATTACTGCACCTATTGCCTCGCTTTTCAGCGTGAAAGCACTCATTGACCCAATCCTTGAGTTCCACGAAATTGATTCGCAAGTTGACGAGACAGGAATCTACTTTGGTAGTAGTGTTTCGTCAGAAGCAAAGAGTGCAATGATTAATGCGTTAAGCGCGTATAAAGAATTGCACAACAAGGAAAACCACTAAGAGGGACATACTCAGATGAGTTATACTTCTCAGAACGGTTTACCAAAAACAACAGCAAAATTTCATTGCATGGTTTCAGGCGAAAAGCGAATGAACCCATGTTCTGGATGTACCAATCCTAAGGGTTGTATTTCATCAACCATGCAATACAAGGAGACAGAAGACATGGCAGACAAGCCCACAGTCAAGTTGAGCGCAGACGGCAGCATTTCATGCGCAAAGGGTCTTGAACTCTCAGAATGCGGATACAAGGTCGGAGACAAGGTGTGCGGCAAATGCGGCGCAGCAGCAGTTTCCGTTAAGTCAGACATCGAAGAAGATGGCTGGGTCACCGTAGACGACATGGACACCAAGGGCGGTTCGCCTATGTCCAACATGGTCGAAGGTGTCGAAGAAGAGTTGATGGACGAATCTCCAATGGCAAAGCGCAAGAAGGCTCGTGCAAAGCGCATGGACACAATGGGCGTTAAGTCAGCAGATTTCGACGACGACGCATTTGTTTGCGCGTTTGAACGCAAGATGCTCCCTGGTGGTGCAACAGTTTGCGCACAATGCCCAGGTGGTTGTGCAGCAGAACAAGACATGCCGTCACTTCTTGAAGTTGAAGGCGTTGCTGAGGACATGTTCTCAGGAAAAGTTCTTGACTCTGGCTATTCAGATGAAACAGACATTTATGTTGTTGATGTTCAGCGCAAAGATGGCAAGCCAATTGAAGCATTCTTTGATGGTTCAACTGGTGAATGCATGGGCTGGCACCTTCTCAACGAAAGCGTCATTGGCGAAGTTGCAGAAATTAACGGCACAAAAGTTATCTCGTTCAACGAAGCAGCAATCCTCGCTACAAAGTCAGTTGAAGGCGATGTAATCAGCGTTGATGCAGACATGTTTGAAGGCTACGACGCTTTCGCAGTTGAAATTGACGGTCTTGATGGCAAGTCATACGATGTATTCGTTTCCTTGGACGGAGAAGTCCTTGGATGGGATGAGTACGAAGCAGACGAAGCAGCAGACATCGATGCAGAAGTTGCAGACCTCGCCCTCAAGCGCATGTATGACGAAGAGGCTCGCAACGCAATGGCAGAGGCTGGAGAAGCACTTCCTGACGGTTCATTCCCAATCAAGGATGAAGACGACCTCAAGAACGCAATCCAAGCATACGGTCGCGCAGGAGACAAGGAAGCAGCAAAGGCTCATATCATGAAGCGCGCAGCAGAACTTGGCAAGGAAGACATGATTCCAGAAGAATGGTCCGAAAAGTCCGAGGACATGGAAGACGACGAAGAGGAATCCGAGGAAATGGTCAAGCCTGAAGAGGACATGACCGAAGGCGAGAAGAGCGACGATGCTGAAGCAACGAAGTTCCTTGCAGACCTTATGGAATTTGAAATGCTCGCTGTTGAGACAGGAATTGAGGAACAATAATGGCACCGAAAAAAGTTCAACCAAGCACAACTGGGTTTATCCAAGTTGAAAACAAGGCTGTTGAGCCAGTTCAATCAAAGACTGAAGTCGTTGAAGTAGTTGAGGCTGAAGAGCCTAAGGCTGCCGACAAGAAGTCTAAGAAGAAGTCTGAGCCAGTCGTTGAGTCTGAGCCTGCTCCAGTTGTCGAAGAGACAGTAGTAGTTGCTGAAGAAGCACCTGCTGAAGAGCCTGCTTCAGAGCCAACAGAGTAAGTTCACCAGAGGTTTCTGGTGGCTGTCTACGAACAACCATTTGACCCCACTCAGAGGGTAGTGAAGGCTGCAGCAGCATTTAAGTCTGTAGGCGACGGCATCCGCACAAAAGGTTTTCTTGGACGGTCATTGCGGGAAGACAATAGTGTTCCTTCTGTAGGTGTAACTTCTGCTCGGCGTGCAGGCGTTATTGTTGACGAAAACGGCAAGATGCGATGCCCAGCAGGAACCCCTAATGCCAATCAGTTCACAGACATAAATATGTCTAACTGTATGGTTCCAAGCGCACAAACAGCAGCAAATGAGGCTGCGCGTGCTGCCGCTGATGGGTTAAAAAAGTTGGCTGGCGGTTTCAATAGAGGATTTTTGAGACCTAAATCAAGTAAAGATGAAAAACAAATTGTTGATTCTGGTGTCGGATTTTCTGATGCTGCTGGTCGTCTTGAAATTAAACCAGTTCCTTCTGGCGCAATAATTAAAGACCCCAAAACTGGGGAGTCAAAAGTTATTGAGTCCTCTGCTGATGCAATTAAACATATTGGAGACGGTGGTTCATTGTCTGATATTCCAGATGAATACCTAATGGCTGCGATTGTTTCAAACTCTGGGAGAATAGGACTTTTTGGTCGTAAACCGCGTTTTAAAGTCATTGGTTCGGGTGGTGGTGTAAATGGAATGACACGCCTCGAAGACACGATTACGGGGAACATGATTGGCTATAAATATAAAGAAGCACCATCGTTTCATATTGCAGAACCATTAAACGAAGTAATGGGTGAGCACTTTTCTCAAGCGCTAGGTTTTGAACCAATACCGATGCGTATTGTTCCAGCAGAATACAATGGCGTTACTCTTGTGTCAGAACTAGTGCATAATCGCAGGTCTGGTAAAATCCATAGTGTTGAAAGGAATTTTGGACCTTACACTATTACTAAAACACCAGAAAATATTGACAAAGAGTCTTTATGGACAACTGCATTATTTGATTCAATTATGGTCAATGGAGATAGGCATACTGGAAACTTTTTGCTTGAAACAGACGGCGGAGTTAGTTACATGGTGCCCATCGACAACTCGCTTGGATTTGATTCAAATGCAAGGAACGATGCTCTTTTTGACGACATGTATAGACCAGATATAATGGTTGAAGTATTTAAACAAGCGTATTTTGAAGATGTAGCAAACGACGAGGCGCTCGAAACGCTTAGGAACATACAAACGCGACTAAAAGAAATAAATACGGATGAATTACGCAGAAAGGCAGATGAGTTAATTGCTGTTTTTGAGCAAATGCAAACACAAAGAGATGTGGGAGCGTTTGATGATTTCAATGCTGTTTCTAAAAGAAAACAAATCGAAGATTCAATTTTGCGTCTTGAATACGCAAGGTCTATAAGCGCTCAAGATTTATTTACCGAAATCATAGGTAAAGAAAAAATTAATGAATTTGATAGAGAAAAAATGCCAGTAGTCAGCAGTGAGGCATAGTTGGTAATGAGATTTTTACTAGTCAGTTCAGATGGAACAACCCCCTTTGCGCCAATTGTTTTTGTAGACGATAATGGCAGTATCGAAGTTGTAAGCAATAACATAAAAATCCGTAAAGAGATGAAAGAATTATTAAAGCGTGACGCATACAGCACTTTAGAAAGAATTTCAAATCGCTTCCCCTATCAAGATAGTCAAATTGGGGAAGTCACTCTTGATATAGAATCTATGTTGAACACAGTTCGCGCTCAAATTAGCCGACAAGATGAAAGCAACCGTCAAGAGGAACTAGAACTTGATGCTCAACGCCAAATGTCACCAATAGACATAGTGCTTATGGAAATGGACAAAAATATGGGAACTCAAAAAAATGATAAATAACTCCAATGGTTCAATTAATTCCCTCTTGCGTCATCATCGTCCGACCATGCTCAAAGACGCAGTAGTACGCCGTACAGTTGCAGTAGACAACTATCGCACAATTGATTTTTACCCAAGCCGTCAAAAGTCGAAAAGCACCCGTCATTTTGTCAATGGCGAAACAGCAATCAAGCGACCGCTTGAACCCTACATCCGTTCAAAGTCAGCAATTCTTCGCAATCAAGTAGAACTACAAAACAATAAGAACGCTCTCAACTTTAAGGCTGCAGCATTTACTCGCACAACAAAGCCACGAATCGGCGCAGATGTCCAAGTAAAACAAACAAGCGAAGAAATTCAGGTAAAAGTTGGGTTGATTGGTTCACAGAGCCGCCTTGGTCAAGCAGCACAAGCGGCTGGAACTGCTGCAATACCTGGCGACATTTCAGGAATTCGCAGCCCTATCCGTTCGCGCATTTATTCAGCACTGGTTCCTGGTGGCGGTGGAGGCCGTAGAATTCCTCGCCCAAACGGTGAACGCGGATATCGCTGTCCAGCAGGTTTCCAGCATGGCGGTAGATTTACAGACAGAAACTACAGCACCTGTGGAGCACAGTTGTTTGAACTTGCACTCAATGCCGCGGTTAACTCTTTGCGCGGAGATAAGCCCGCAATTGCTAGAGCACGGGCTGAGGATGTTTCAGAGGTTGTAGAGGGTACGACTCCAGAACAAAGTCGTGCAATTCAGATTATGCGTATGGCGAAGGTTCCCCGTAGTGCTGTTGAAAATCCTACAGTTCGGGCTGCCAATGTGGCTAAGGTTATTTCAGGTATTACTGGCTCCCCCGCTGGAGAGTCACGCCTAATCCGTAAGGATGGAGTCATCCTGAGGTCTCTTGTCCCTTCTTCTGTTTTGCGTAACTTTGGCGGCAACCCTGACATGGAAAATGGCGTTTTTGTTCGCTCTATTGCAAAGCCAACCGACATCGTTGGTGATGACCTTGCTCTATTATCTGGTCCAGCAATTCGTCAAGTTGCTTATGTAACACCAAATGGTTCCGTTCTTTCAATTGAGCGTCAGCGTGATTTAACTGTTGGTGAGCGCCGTAAGTTCGGTCGCCAGTTGAACAATGTTGCTGCTGCCAGTGACCAATATGATGTCGGTAATAACATTCGTGATTTTGCTAATGGTTCTGGCGGTGCTTTCAAATATTCAGAGAAGTTTCCCAATGTTCCCAAGCCTCTTGATTTGATTGAAGTTGAAGATGCTAATGGCAATAAAAAAGAAGTTCGCCGTTGGGTTTATGAAACCTTCATGAAGGACAGCGGCAAGACTGGTAAACTTTCTGCCCGCGTGGAGAAAGAAACTCTTCGTGAGGATGGGGCTAATGTTTCTGATGCTCCAGAGAACCTTGCTGACGCTGTTGAGTTGATTGATAACGGCGGAGACCCGTTTGATATTTCTCCTGAATTTTTGTCTGATGCTATGCGTCGTAGCAAGAAGTATCAATCTCGCAAGTTGGGTACTGGAGTTACTGAGTATTCAGATGGTTCTGGCAAGACTTATTACCAAGTTCCTGAAACTAAAAAGAATGGCTCCATCGCAGAGAGATACTATTCAGATGTTGCTTCACAGTTAGGTATTCCGACACCAGCAGTTAGGTTTATTGGCAAAGATGGTTCGCGTGAATCATTTATTGGCGATGTCGCTAACGATGGCAACCGTATTGATTTTGACCAACCTTTCAGCAAGGTTTCCGCAGAAGACATGCTTCGCGTATTTATGGCAGATTACTTGACAGATGCTCGTGACCGTTCCCCAGCAACACTGCGTCCAGTGCGCACACAGCAAAAACTTATTGTCGTCCCATCAGGAAATGAACTTTCAGCGCTCTCTGGTCTGAGTGCCGAAGACATTGCTGAGCGATTCAAAATCGACCTGCCAACATATATTGAAAATCGCAGTAGCAAAATTTACAAAGACAGATTCGGCTCTCTTTCTCCCAAAGAGAGAAATGAACTACTTGGTATTTATGATACCCTTATCGATAGAGCACAGAAATTTAAATGGGACGAATACGCAAGTCGTCTCTCGGCAGATGGAAACCTCTCCCGCTCAGAACAGGCTCACCTAGAAATTCTCAAAAAACTGTTTACATTACGCCTTGACAGGCTTGTCCGTGGAAAACAGCAGACAATAAAATTGCTTGGAATCTAATATGAAATCAGCGTTCATTATCAAAGACAAGACAGGGAAGCCATACGCAGTAGTTGCGCTTCTTGCTGGAGGAACAGAGTTCTACCCACTTGCTGAATCATCCACGACATGGGCATCATGGATGAAAGATGAATACGCTGCTCGTACAATAACAAAACAGGAACTATCCGCAACTCTTGATAACTCAATGGATGTTGAAGGTCCAGTCGTAGCAAATCGTGCAAACAAAGCAAAGATTGACGAGTTAATTGCCAAGTCTAAGAAAACTCAAGAAGTTGAACCAGTCGAGTCAGCAAAAGAAGAAAAATCTGCCGAACTTGTGCCAGTCATTTCTTTGATGGATGCCCGTCTTGACTATCTTGAAAATAGCGAATGGCGCAATGCTGTTCAGTTCAAAGCAAAATCTTTTATTGCTGATGTAAATAAATCAACATTTGCTTATGAAGTGAAGCGTACTCGTGCTGTTTTTGACGACAGTCTTGCTATTCCAGGTACAAATCGTAGAGGCGGCTGGCGTTGCCCGCCAGGAACTCGCTACGGTGGACAAATTACTGACCGTTTCGGTCGTAACTGTGGCTGGGGTGTAGCCCGTCGTTTGGCTAATGAAATCTCTGACCTCGGTGAGCGTGCAGAAAACATCGGAGACAAGCGTCGTGAACGCCGAGTATCTCGCCGCAATGAGCGCGTTGGTCGTCGTTTAGCACAAGGTGGTCGTCTTGAGAGAGCAGCCCGTGGAGTTGCAGATGTACTTGATGTAACAAACAGACCAGGTGTAGATACCCCTGATTCTTCAAAGCCTCGTGGTACTGGTCTCCTTGAGCGTGCTGCCCGTCGTGTTGGAGACGCTTTGGACTCAGACAACAATGGCGGTCGTCGTCGCCGTAGAGGCAATAGAGGTGGCGCTGTAGGTGCATTCATCGAAGGTTTCAGAGAAGGATGGAACGGCGAAGAAACAGTGCCAAACGGAACGCCTAGCCCTCGTAGACCACGAGGTCTTGATGGTGGCGGTCGTGGAATCCGCGACCCAAAACTTCCTGGTGAAGTTACGCCCTCACCAAAGAGACCGAAGGCTCCACAGGCTCGCCCTGCTAAGCCACGCCAACCCCGCCAACCCCGTCGACCAGACATTCTGCCAAACGGCGGTCAGGGTGTAATCCCTCCTGGTGGAAGATACCCAAATGGTCTAGATGGTGGCGGACAAGGCGTTCGCCCTCGCCCAGGAGATATCGTCCCTGAGCGCCAACCACGCAAACCCCGTCGACCACAAGTTGACAATGTAAGCGGAACCCCAGTACCTGCTGGCGCACCACGAGCAGGCGAAACACTTGAACAATACAAGACACGCAAATTCAACGAACACCAACAGCGTGTGCGCGAAATTAACGAAGCAGGCGGCAACGCTGGATTTTTAAGACGCGAAGAATGGGACCAGTTCCACGGACCAGCAGTTGAAGAAAACTGGAATCGTGCCCAGCAGAGAAACGCAGGTCGTGGCGCTCGCCGCACAGCAACAGATGCTGGTGCAGCCCGTACAGCAACACGCCGTCCAAAGCCTGCCGATGCCCCAGACGCAAACCAACCTGCCCGTCGTCAGCGCAAGCCATTCAACGCTCCTGGTCAGCGTGGCGTAAACGACCTAGCGGCAGCACGGCGCAAGCGCGAATTTATTGAACAAGAAAATCCTGCACAACGCGGTGATTACAAAATCGTTAAGCACAACGGCAAATACTATGTCGTGTCAAAGGCAGAAGTCGACAGAGCGAACGCTAATGGTGCAAATCTCGATGTTCACAATGAACCACCACGCCCTGGTCCTCGTCGTTCTCAAGTCCCCCCTGTTCTCACCGACACCCCATCTCCAGCAGCAATTACACCTCCGTCTCCACCAGCGCAAGCAAAGACAAGACGAGGGGCAAAAATTGCTCAGGCGGCACGAGGATTCCTTCGCTCCAAGAGAGGCGACAGAAAACTTGGCCCAATTGGCGAAGATGGTTTCCCTGGATGGGGTGGCGTTCCAGTCGGAAACAAGGGAATGAACACTGAGGCTGACGCAATTCTCCATGTTGCTAATGGCGGTGACATTGCTGATGTCCCAGACGATTTCGTGCTTAAAGCACTGCATGACAACTCTGGTCCAGGCAAGCGTTTCAAACGCGAAGCCGCTGGCGGAGGAGTAAATGGTCAAATTGCAGACAACATGTTCCTATTTGAAGATAGTACAAACGGTAAAAAATACTATACAAAGTATGAAAATGGTCGTGCTGCAAAAGGTGAAGACATTCGCGAAATCCTCGGTAACAACATGGCAGCAAGACTCGGCTTCCCCGTTGGAGAATTTAGATTCGCTGGTCCGCTAAAGAATGACAGGCACGGCGCTTTAAGACCAATCTTGTTCGAACATGCTGGCAACTACATTGAGGGGGATATCAAATCTCCACGAAATGGCGGTGAAGTATCTAACGAAGATAAAGTTCGCGCCACAATTCTTGACTACCTTATTGTTAATGTCGACAGACATGCGGGCAACTACTTCGTTGCCGAACAAAATGGGGAAAACAGGTTTGTTCCAATTGACCCATCTTTAGGCTTCAATGCTGAGGTGTATGCAAACTGGAATGGCGCAATGGCAGACAGAGCAGGTCTGGCAGCATTCCTCGAAAGCCATCGCGGTGGTGGGAGAAATGACATGCTTGCCCGTCTCCGTCAGTCAGTACAAAGAAATCAAGTAACACGCGATGAAATTGCTCGCGTAGTACAAGATATGCAAGATAATATGCGTCGTAGCCAGAGAGATTTGAAATTTGATGAATTTGCTCGTGGCGCACAAAGACATGTTGTCGGAAACACCGAACAAAGAAAACTTATTGACGAGCCTCAGCAACGAATTGATTTCTTCCTTTCGCTAAGTGCATCATCAATTGCAGACCTCATCATCGGAAGTTAAAGGAAAAATAATGAAATACATGATTGCAGAAGAAAAAATGCCAGATGTGGAAGCAGATGGCGTATTGATTTATATTGACTTTGGCGACACAGTAAAACAATATTCAAAGTCAAAGAATTACGACACATGGTTCAACACATGGTACGAAAACCTTAAAAAAGAAAACCCTTCAAAAGAAGAACTAAAAATGGAAAGAGTCGCTTCCGTTAGCGACACATCTTCTGTAGAAAAAGGGGAATACTCTGGCGCTGCAAAAGAAAAAGTCGACAAACTCTTAAAGGAATACGGTTACGATGCTCCGTGAAATATCTACATACAGAGCAAAATCTTTTATTTCAGAGCGTGATACATCATCAATTGCCTACGAAGTTAAAAGAACACGCGCCGTATTTGACGACAGCCTTGCAATCCCTGGCACTAATCGTCGGGGTGGTTGGCGTTGCCCGCCAGGTACTCGTTACGGTGGTCAAATCACTGACCGTTTCGGTCGTAACTGTGGCTGGGGTGTTTCTCGTCGATTAGCAAATGAAATTTCCGACCTTGGCGAGCGTCTTGAAAATATTGGAGACCGTCGTCGCGGTCGTCGTGTGAATCGTCGCAACGAGCGTGTAGTACGGAGAATGCAAGAAGGCGGAAGACTTGAAAGAGCAGCCCGAGGTATTGCCAACGCATTAGACAGCACAGAAACAGTAGAAGCACCTAAAGCACCACGCACTAGACGCGGTGGTGGAAAAGTTCAGCGTAGCCGAAAGCCAAATTTCCGTGATTCAGAGTTGCGCCGTATTGAGAGAGAAATTGACCAGCCTGGCGCTCCTCGCACTGGTGAAGGCGATGTTCCTCCTGCCCGTCGTCCACGACCCAATGCCCCTGCTGCTCGTCGTCGACCTGCTACACAACAGGTAACAAGAGAGAAGCCAAAGCCCGAAGTTGATGCTCCAGAGGCTCCAGCGCCTGCAAAGAAGGCTCCAGTCAAAAAGGCTGCAGCAAAGAAGAAGGCAGTCAAGAAGAAGGCACCTGCCAAGAAGGCTGCTGCTCGTCGTGTCACTCCTGCTGCTGGTGGAAATGATGAACCACCTAAGTTGGTGGCAAAGCCTAAAAAACCAGCCGTCAAGCCAGAGGCAGAAAATCCTGTGCGTGAAAAGATTCGTGCCGCTGGATTTATTGGTGTTGGTGATGAACCTCTTAATGCTGATGAACTTTCACGGTTTGCTGGTTTAAGCAAGAATGATATTGAAGAAGCACAGAACGAAATTGAGGTTGCTCGCAAAAATGTTTTGAGAGATATGAATGCGTGGGGTAAAGAGAACCTTGCTGAACTTCGCGGAAACATTGAAAATCAGGACCGTTATGTAAAAGAGGCTAAGAGGGAACTCCAAGATGCTCTTGACAAGATGAGAGCGGATGGTCCAGATGCAAACAATAACGACTTTGAGGTTATGCAGATAAAGATTCTGCAGAAGAACAGAGACTATGCGATGGCTCTTAATCGGCGTAACGCATTTAAGAATCGTTTAGAAGAACTTTCTGGTGACAAAGCACCAAAGGCTGGAGCCGCAGGTGGTAAAGACCAGCCAGATTGGGAAGCATTTGGAAGACTTAATGTTGGCGACGGCATTGATTGGAATGAACTTGATGGCGTATTGGGTGACCTTTACCGCAATGAAGATTGGGCCATGACACCAAGAGACAGAGAAAATCGCCTAATTTATGAGCGAGATGCGTTGGTACGGTTTAATGAAATTGCAAATTCTCCTCGCGAAAATGTTATTCAAAATGCCAACGAATTTAATGACCGAAAGCAGGAATATCGAAAAGCGTTAAGAGAAGCAATGCTTCGTTTTGAAAACGAACCAGATGCTGCTGAAAGAAAGCGAATTGCACGAGAAATCTACAATATTAACGCTAATTTGAAAGATGCAGCAATGCGTCGCGATGTTTTTGCTGACCGTGCTGTAGCGTTGCTTAATAATCAAGATGCTGTTAATAAGCCTGCTGCCGCAGTGCCTGAGGACCTTGCGCCAGATGTTGCTGCAGCAGCAAACAAACGAGTTAAGGATGCCATCAAAAACAGAAAAAAGGTTCTTTCTAAATATCTCGACGAACGATATGGAAAAGGTAACGCTCCTTGGAAGGAAATGACCCAAGAGCGCAGACTGGAACTTGTTCAAAAACTCAGAAACGGCACGCCTGAAGAAAAACTGGATGCTGAGCGTCAATTACGCGAATGGGCTACAGCAATGTATACCCATGATGAGATTAAGGGCACAAATGGAAGAACATATAGAATTGTTCTAGAAAATCCTCCCTATGTGGAAAGAGATGGACAAATTTCTATCGGACTTCGCATTGAGCACAAAAAAAATGATGGTAGTTGGGAAACAGTAGGCAGCAGTGGAAGAACGATTTATGCGGGAAGTGACCGCATTTATCACAACACTATGTTTATTAGAGGTGCCAAGCATAAAAACTCTGGCATTGCAACAATCTACAACCAGCACTCATGGATGTATGCCCGTGCTGCTGGATTTGAAAAAGTTAGTGTTAGTGCTGTTGATGATGGTCCATATGTTTGGGGAAGAATGGGCTTTGAAGACCCAGGCAATCTTGGAGCAAGAATTAGCCGAATGGAAAGACAACTAGCAGCCTTTAGGGGTGGAAGACAAAGCATTATCAAAAATGAAGATGATGCAAAGTTGATTGAATACCTAATTCGCAAACAGCAAGCAGACCCTAACTCTGTTCGTCACATGGACTTCATCTATGCTTTGAGCAATAATGAAGTAGGACAAGCCAAAAAAGATAGGGAACAAGAAATCAAAGATTGGTTCCTTACTAATATGCCATTTAGCAGCGGTGCCTTTTACCTGGAGAAGAATGAAATTTCAGCAGACCCAAGAGATGAAAGGGAATAGATATGTCTAAGTTGACCGAGGGAAATATCTCATTCATTAAAGAGCAGTACTTTAAGTTGGGTGTTGATGTCCGCAGAAAGATAACTATCGTTTCTGAAAGTCTTTCTGACGGCGATGAAGAAACGCTTCACTCTCTTGTTTGGTATTTTTCAAAAAAAGAAAACCGTAAAGAGTTAGACAGTGTCTTCAAAGATGTTGCAAACAACAACATCGATTTTCAAAATGTTGATGAAAAAGAAGGCAAAAAGCCTGGCGTTCCTTCAAAAATTAAAATCGTTAAAGACAAGAAGTGATGAAATCAACACGGGAACAGGCTTTGAAGATTGCTCAACGCCTTGGATGCTATGGCGCACACCAGGCAGAGGACGGCTCTTGGCTGCCATGCAAAGATGAAGAGACATTTATTGCTGTCTCTCGTGGTGAAAAACTGCCAGCAAAAAAAGGTGAAAAGATTTCACTAATTGAAAGCAAAACCGCTAGGCACGCATCTATTAGTAAATCCTTATACCCGACCAGAGAGCAAGCACTTGCTGCCTCTAAAAGGAATGGTTGCGCAAGAGTTCGTGTAGTCAGAATTAATGGTGGAACGATGTATGCCGCCTGTATGCCAAAGAATAACGGCAGACCAGAAAACACTGGGATGATAAAGCCTTCTAAGAGCGATTGGGAGCCACTTAACGAAGGTGGAATCATTTCAATCGACACTCTCCCTGACGGCTCTCTTGTTTCTGGAAAAAACGAAGACATCACGCCGATTGATGCAAAAGGTTTTGTTAATTATGTAAGCCGTTCAACAGACCCCGATGTTTACACAAACCCAGATTCTGCTCGTGTTCGTGCGCGTCAACTTGGATGTATTGGTATTCGCTCCTACACAGCAAGTGATGGGAAAAGAGTTTATCTTCCATGTACTGCGACCCCTGATTACAACAGAGTGATGAATATTCGTCCTGATGGTCGCCCAAAGAAGCAAAAGAAAAAAGAGGATTGTGGCTGTGAAGAAAAGTCTTTGGCTAAAACTCCAGCACCTAAGAAAGACCGCGTTATTGGTTCTAGAAATAACCGTATTGGCTCTGCTGGTTCTGTTGGCTCTGCTGGTTCTATTGCTATGGATGAAACAATCGTTCGTACTCTTTCTTCAAAGGTAAGAGAACATAACGCTTCTGTAAAGAAAAATGACAAGAATGAATGGTCAAAGACCAACCTTCGCGCACTCAAGGCTGTATACCGCCGTGGTGCTGGAGCATTCAGTGTCAGCCACAGACCAGGAATGACCCGCAACCAGTGGGCAATGGGAAGAGTAAACGCCTTCCTGAGACTGCTTATGTCTGGAAGCGCTAAGGCTTCTTATGTAACAGACAACGACCTTCTTCCTAAAGGACACCCTTGGAAAAAGCGTGGATTAGGTAGCAAATCGCTGTTTATTGACGGAGATGAATACCTTGCAGAACCTATTGACCAAACGGTTGATGCAAAAGGGAAAAAGACGCGTTATGTCATCATTCCCTTAGAAGATGACAGTCAAGAAAAACTTCAATAAAATACACATAGTTACATACCGTAGATACTCTACGGTGTTATTCTCGTTTATAAGACCTTATGGGTGGGTGCTTACCTGAGCCGTTAGTCTGGCAAAACAAAATTACTTTCACTAAGGAGTGAACAATGTCATTCGACGAATCCCGTCTCCGCGAACTACAAGGTGCCTTGCGTGCCAAGATGGCGGACAACAAAACAATTGCAGACTCATTCAAAATCGAAGATGGCACCGTCATCGTTGGTGCTGAACAAAAGTCAGCATTCGATAACAACATGCGTGACATCCGCGAAATCAAGAGCCTCATCGAGGGTATTGAAGGAATGCGCGATGTTGAGCAGTGGGGCGACCGTCCTGCAAGCGATTCAGTAGCATCTGCTGCTGCTGCTCAAGGTCAATGGACACAACAGCCACAAGCGAAGTCGCTTGGTGCAATGTTCCTTGACTCACCTGAGTTCAAGTCCCTTCAAGGCGGCAAGAACGGCGCAAACATGCCTTCACCTTTCCAATTGAACCGTGGCGATGTCACTGGTCTTTGGGGAACCAAGGATGTTTTCTCCTCAATGCCATCAGGTACACCTGGCTCGTTTGGTTCAATCCAGCGCGACCCAATCGTTGTTCCTCCAATGCGTACCCGTCGTGTTCGTGACTTGTTCCCAAGCCGCACCACGACTGCCGCAGTGGTTGAGTACTTCCGCATGACTGGTTTCACCAACAATGCAGGTTCAGTCGCAGAGCGCGACGGTTCAGCATTTGCTGCGAAGCCACAGTCAGGCTTCACCTTCGTTGGTGAGCAGGCTCCTGTTCGCACACTCGCTCACTGGGAAGCAGCACACCGCAATGTGCTTGCCGACGAGCCACAGTTGCGTTCAATCATTGACAACGAACTCCTTTACGGTCTTCGTTTGCAAGAAGATGAGCAAATCCTCAACGGTAATGGTGTTGGCGAAAACCTCACAGGCATCATGAACTCAGACCCACAGACCTACAACTGGTCAGACGGTGTAACGAAGGACAACAAGGCTGACGCACTTCGTCGTGCAGCAACCCTTTCGTTCCTCGCTTACTACGAGCCAACAGGCATCGTGTTGCACCCTAATGATTGGGAAGACATTGAATTGTCAAAGGACGACAATGGTCAGTACCTCGTTGCTGTCTCTGTCGCACTTGGTGGCGAGCCACGCTTGTGGAGAATCCCTGTCGTCGATACCCCAGCAATGACCGAGGGCACCGCTCTCGTCGGAGCATTCGGTACAGGCGCACAGTTGTATGACCGTGAGCAAGCAAGCATCCGTATCAGCGAACAGCACGCAGACTTCTTCGTCCGCAACGCAATCGTTGTACTTGCTGAGCAGCGTCTCGCTCTTGCAGTCAAGCGTCCAGAGGCTTTCGTCGCAGTTACCTTCGACAACGCACCTGCCTGATAACAATCCGCCTACCTTAGGCACTGGAGAACCCCTCGTCAGAAATGGCGGGGGGTTCTTCTATTTACGGGCTTATATAGCGTAAAATATCTATATCCAAGAGAGACTTATTATGAACGAAGACAGCATCATTCCATTTGTGGTTTTTATTGAAGCAAAAGCGGACAAACCACTCAAAGACCCCAAAGGTGGCTTAACTGCTGCAGGTCGTGCTTACTTCAACCGTACAGAAGGTTCAAACCTGAAGCCTGGTGTACGAGGAGCAGCAGATACGCCAGACAAGATGCGGCGCAAAGGTTCTTTCTTGACAAGGTTTTTCACAAACCTCAGTGGGCCCCTGAAAGACGAAAAAGGAAGACCAACTCGTTTGGCTCTTTCCGCAGCAGCATGGGGCGAACCAGTACCAGAAACAGCAGAAGACGCAGCAAAACTTGCGGCTAAAGGTCGCTCACTTCTTGAAAAATACAAAAAGACACAGGACTAAAAAATATGAGCGGCAATACAATTCCCAAAAAAATTGAATTCGTAACTGACGAGAAAGCACTAGGAGCCACAATCGGCGGCACTTCTCAATCAGAACAGCGAAGGGATGGCGTTGACAGAGATGGCGACGGTGTTATAAATGATGGCACAGAAGACGAGAAGCCAGTTAAAAAGAAAAAACGAGATGAACGCCCAGTACCTGCTCCGTCAAGAGACCAAAACAGGGATGAACGCCCAGTACCTGGAGACGGAGTTGGTCCGCCAAAACCAAAAAATCAGCCCAAGGGACAGGTGGTAAAAGGTAACATCAACCTCAACAATCGTCCTATAGTCAAGAACAGCGACGGCTCAATCAGCACTGTTCGTTCAATTAGCATGACTGAAGGAAAAGAAACAGTTTTGATTCCTACTGTTATTAGGAATCCAGATGGTACTGGAAAGATTGTTAGCGATAGAGAAGCATGGCGGCACTATCAAAGGACTGGAGAACATCTCGGAAAGTTTTCCAGTATCGAAGATGCAGATGTCTACGCAGAAAATTTACACAAGGACCAGGCTGCACAGTATCTGCCCAAAAAACCTAAGGGAAGAAATACCCCTATAAGGCCGATACCGAACGCCCCACTGCAGGGAAGAGATATACCCGCAAGACCAATACCGAACGCTCCGCTTGATAGAAATCGAGATGAAGCGATAATGCCTTACAGTAGAGGCAAGTCAGGTTATGCAGAAGAAGAAAATATGATGAACATGAACAATGAACACATGCACAGTTCAATCCCTAACAATTTGCGAATTATGAAAGATGAAGACGCAGAACTTGAACCGCGCCAACGCATCATGTACGAGTTCTATGAACTGATTGCAAAGAAGATGGGCAAGTGGTCACAAGACACTGGTCCAGACGGAGCACACTACGCAGAAGAAAACCCCTTCGGTAAAGATGGTATGAAGTGCATTAACTGTTCATTCTTCCAAGGTGGTGGACGCTGTGAAGTTGTCACTGGAGAAATTGAACCAGAAGCAATCTGTAAGTTGTGGATTATCCGCAAAGACCTTTTGAAAGAAGGCTGACATGGCAAGCAAAAAACCAGCAAAGCCAATGGCAGGACAAAGCAAGCAAACAGTCCAAGACCCTGCCACTCACGGTTCACTAATCCTTTTCTATGGCTCAAAAGACGCGGCATGTGTATGCGGAAAATGCGGGAAGCGTACAGTTCGTGGAATGGTTCGTATGAAGGCAGAAAAGTTCTACTGTTCAGCCACATGTGCTTTAGCGAGTTAGATAACCGCTATCTCAATACGGGTTGCTGAGCGTTCAAACAACTTGATGCACTCTTCCTGAGTTGCTTCCTCACACCAAACATCAATATCTTCGTCAATAATCGATTCAACGAAGCCAAGAAGTTCCATAAAGATTCCATGTTTAATATCTGGAATTGGAACAAATTCTAGGTCTCCTGACCATGCCTTCAATTCTTTATCTTTAGCACCACATGCAAGGGCCAAAGCACCTACAGCGTTGATATTGCCAGAATAAGGGTCGCATGGCATTAGATGTGCAAATCCGCGAGCAGCAACTTCGCCACCCGCGGACCGCAGAGTATCTATTGCTCCAAGAGCGCCAAGATAAGATAGGGACATACCCTTACTTTACAGGGCAGGCTCCTGTTGCGCAATCATCAAGGTCGATTGTGTCTGTTCCAACTGACTGCATTGGGATAGTCAAGTCAATCTTTGCGATTGTCTTGTTGTATTCCTCTTCCGTGATTTCCTCGTATGGAGGAAGCGGGAAGTTGTGGTCTGCATGAAGAAGGAAAGATACTGACTTGATGCTTGTGTCGTAATGCTGTGAAAGCCATTCACGGATTTGGTCAAGTTCTTCCTTGCGGTAGTACACAGTTACAGAAACTGCGTTGTCTGCCCAGTCTCGTTGCATTGTTGCTACCCATTCAAGTTGCTCAACAGCAGTCATGTCTTTTGCAAGAACTGAATTGTCTGGTGACTTACATGGGAATTCAACTACATACTTTGTGTGGTCTTCACGACCATCAAGACCGACTTCCCATTGAATCTTGTATCCACGCTTACGGCATGCATCTACAAGTGGGTCAGCGGCGTTGAAACGGACACGGCGCGTATAAAAACGAGCGAACGCTGGGTGAATGCCTGGGGTTACGCCAGGAAGCAGAGAGAGCGTTCCAGATGGTTGAACGGTTGTGAGGCGTACAGATACTGGAATATTGTTCTTTGCCGAGTATTCCTTATCAAGGATATCAAGAGCCTCATATGCTGGCTTGAGCCATGAAACCTGCTCTTCTGTTGCTTGAAGAATTCCAGTGATTGACTGTCCAAGACGGGAGTTCTTGCGAACAATGTTTGTCGTCTTTTCATATGGGTAATCCATGCGTGTAATTTGCTTCTGTGTGATGTACAAAAGTTCAGACACTTCGAGGAACTGTTCATATGATTCAATATTTGGAAGGAACAATGTTGCAAGGTTGCAAGACTCTCCGTCACCAAGTGCAATTTCAGCACATGGGTTGAAGCCTTCGATTGTTGGGTCAGGACGATGTTCGCCTGTGCGTCCAAACTTGCGTGCAAGACGACGATTCAACAAACCGTATGGTTCTCCCGAGCCGTTATAACCCTTCCAAAGTTCTGGAAGAATATGGTCGTAGTAGTCGGCATAGATACTGTTGTTTGAGTTTGCACGCCATGCTGGGATATTGCCACCGCCCCAGTTCTTTGCACGAAGGAAAAGAACATCGTCAGGGTCACCGATTGCAATTTGTGCTGAGCGTCGTGACGAACCAGAGACAACAATGCGCCCAATAATGTTGCAGATGTCCAAAACATCGATTGAACGAAGTTTCTTTCCTGCACGGTTATCAAGAACCTTACAAATATCTTCAATACCGTCAATTAGTGCGCCAGGACCAGAGGCTGTTCCCCCAAATGTTTTCAACTTTGCACCGAACTCGCGAATCAAAATTGTTGAGTATGTGAATGACTTGCCTGTTTCAAAGTATGACTTGAGAACTGAATGCAACAGTCTGCGCCAGCCTTGACGGGAGTCTGGAACAATGATGTCTGCATCATTTGAGCGCTCATGAGTGATTGAAACACCAGCCTTGACTTTTGGAAGGTCATGAATTTTTGAACGCTCAACGGAGAATCCAACACCGCCACCGAGCATGAGGTAATCAAACAAAAGTTCGAAGTCTTCAACTGTTTCAATGTTTGTGAAGTAGCAGTTATTAAGCGATGTTCCATTGAACTGCTTTACGAGCGGGGTTCCAAGTTGCCACAGTGCGCGTCCAGACATTGAACAACGCAAATAAAACATATGGTCAAACAAAAGTTCTGCTTGCTGTTTGGTGTACGGAACACCGATTTCAACTGCGCCTTCAATGACGCGCTGGATTGTTTCAACCCATGTTTCATTACGGTTTAAACCTTCCACTGGACGGCTATAGGTGCGGAGATAAACAATCTCTCCGAGTCCACCAAAGCCCCACGGAGGTGTCTTTGTCTTGTATGAATCAACAAATGACTGTTCTAGGATTGGCATTGTATTCCCCTTTTATTTAGGTACTCAAGTTGTAGGAACAACCATCATACACAAGAGGTGAATACAGAAAGTGTTTAGAGAAGACCTAATTCTCGTGCTTTATCCACAGATATTTTTTGTCCTTTGCGGGCAAGGATGACCTTTGCTTTATAGAAAGGGTTTATTTGGCGTTCTTCATAAACATTTTCCTCTACGGTAAATGTAAGTTTTTGGTCGATTGTCTTAAAAATTCCCATACCAATAACATGATGCGGTTCTGAGTTTTTTGTTGCGCAGTCACCAGTTGGATGTCCACACACTGGACATGGCTGTCTATCTGCGCGGACGATGCTAATGCCATCAAATAAATACTCGGGGTTGTTGTACTGGCTCATACATACATTATTGCATGAAAAAAGCGCCCCCCGAAGGAGGCGCTCTAATCAAGTTTTAAGGCTTTGGATTTAGCCTTCGGTTACTGTGAAAGCAACTGTGAGGTCTTTTCCAGCGTATGAGGAACCGATTTGTGAAATTGTG